TTATAATTTTAAAACTATCACATATATAATTATTAATAAACTACCTGATATGCATCCCCATTTTATAGAATTTTTACTACTCTTATCTTTTTTATTAAAAAGTTTATTACCAGCAAACCCCATAATACAAGACATTATTATATATTTGAACATATGTCCTCCTAATTTAATGGTTTAGGTAATTTAGTTATAAATTTAGCATAACCTTTTTCATATTTTATTAGATTTAAGCTATGAAATTGTTTTAAGTTTAAAAGATCCTCAAGTTCATAAGGATTCATTTCTTCCCTAAGTTCTTCAAAATTCTTTTTATCCGCTCCTTGTAACAACATATAAGAAGCTCCACTAGCTTTAATTTCATTCTTGAGTTGTGGAATAAGTTGATTCATATAGTGAGCTGATATAATGATCTTAGTTCCAAATTTTCTTAATTGAGATAATACTGAACAAATAACATTTTCTGCAGTAGGTGCCTGATATAATTCATCATAAAACACATTACATCTAGAAGGTTTTTCATGAAGTGCTCCTCTTAACTTTGTAGCCAATACTATTTTAGAAGTAAAAAAAGTAACAAGTACGTTTTTGACCATTTGATTATTGAATGAATCCTCAGGCATTTTAATTAATATAACTTTTCCTTCATCCATTGCTTTAATAAAATCTACATTGTTATCACATTTCATGTTAAACATATATTTAAGATAAATGTTCTCTTGAATAAGATTTACTCTATCCAAAATACCATCTATCTTACTTTCTTTTGTACCTACTATTTCTCTGCTTATTACTTCTTTTCTTTTCTTATCTTTTTCTTCTTTAATTTCATCAAGTTCTTTTAATGTAGTTATCATATCAGAAAAGTAATTTTCACCATCTTCACTCAATTTATTTATATGGTTAATATAATAATCTCTTTTTTTAAAGTCCTGTAAACACTTTATAACATCTCCAATAGAGGTATCATTATGAAGATAAACAACGTTAGCTGCTGCACTTAAATATCTTCTCATTTTGCTTGTTAAAGGTAATCCATCAGTGTTTATCGAATCTATAAAAGACATTGTTTGTTCTGCTTTCATGTTAGCCATTTTAAACATTGTAAATTCATCTTCACCTTCTGATTTAACTTCATTAAACCCTAGCCCTTGAAAACATTCTTTCTTAGATAAATCCAATTCTATTACCTCTTCTTTTCTTACACTTCTTTTTACTGTATTAGCTAATTCACAGTTTTTAATATAATCTAAGATTATTACAGATTCTCTTTTATCATTTGCATTTTTACACATATTTGCAATAAAAGTTGTTTTCCCTCCACCCTGTGGACTTAATAACAATAATGCTAAATTACCGAAATTATATTCATCCTTCATATATGCTTCATATTTCTTTCCTTTATAGTTTGAAGTCCCTAAATAAACATATCCACTTTGTAATTCTTCTGGTATAGGATGCTCCAATACATCTATTTTCGTATTAATCTTAAATCTTTGCAATAATTCCCTTCCTGCAATTTGTATTAAATTATTACACTCTAATGTACTCATTCTATTTTTATCAATTCCCTTAAATTCATAATCAGTTGGATTTATTTTTATTTTGTTTTTAATCTTTTTATATTGTAGCGAATTGTCTTGACCAATATTTTTATAAGATTCTAATACCGCAAAAGCATTGTTTTGTTGCCTTGACTTGTCTTCACTAACACTGGACACTAATAACTGTGTATCTAGCACTACAGCATTTTCTTTTCTTCTTGTTATATTTGAAAGATTAGTTAATTTATCTATAGATGTAATCGCAATTTCAGAATGTGTTCTAGGTGTTCCATCTCCAATAAAATCATTGAACACATCAAAGACTAAATCTATGAATTTTATTGCTCCTATACCTATATATTTAAGAATTACAAAGAAATCTAATTTTTCTTTATCTATTGGAAAACCCGCTTGTATTTTCTTCATAGTTTCCTTATAGTTGCCCTTCCACTTGCTTTGATTAACAGGAATAAAATTATACAAAATATCTATTTTATCTTCTTCTTCCATTATATCTATTACATTTAATATGTTATTTAAAGGGTCATTAGTTTTTTTGTTAACCTTTAAACTTAAAGCATCTTCTTTATCATAATGTAATTGATATTTTAAAGACTCCTTAAAAGATTTTTCTTCTATTGGTATAGTGTCGATTTCTTTTACAGTTACTCTTTTCCATACCTCTGCACACTTTTCTATAAATAAATTTTTATATAATCTAGGAACTACCATATAAAAAGTACAATCTTCTTTAGTTATGCTTATTTGAAACAAAACTTTTGCTGGTAATTTATATACAACTTTAAAACCTTTGTCTTTTATTTCTCTCATAATTCGCTGATAAGGCATCCTATACATATTCGCTATTGTTTTAGCTATAAGTTCAGTATCATAATTTCTGTTACTTGTATCGGGCGTAATATGCAATACTGAATATTTGGGTTTTACTATTTCAAACCAATCACTCATTTTATAAGTTTTTTCCTTTTTTAAAAAATCAAACATAGTTTTCTCCTTATAAAGCACTATTAAACATCATTATTATAATGTAAGTTATAATACTTCCTTTTGCCCATAATCTGCCCTTCTTCCAACCTATAATATAAGCTATAACACTAAAAAGACATATAAACATACATATCCAAAAGCTATTTTTAACAACACTCACCCAAACAACCGCCGAAAATTCCTTAGGGTGTTTTGTGTAATATATAAAATTAGATATAGATTCAAAGAAAGCTTTAGTATTAGTGTTAAACTCATTTATGCTTTTGACAATTTCAAAATTGGATATATCAAAAGGACTAGTTATATTCCCTTGTAAAAATTCTTGAATACTCATTTGTACCTCCTACATAAAAATGCTTCTAATTAATTGAAATCCTTCAGGGATTAAATAATTCATTATACATATCAAGAACCCTGTACCTACCTTTTTCCATGTCCCCTCACCTTTAACAGCTAATTCTAGCAGTGCTTTAAATGCATAAATCATGGAAGCCCAGAATATAACCGATTGCGCTATTCCTACCAATCGCCAACCGCCTTTATCTAATTTAGCTATTCCAGTTTTAGGAACCGCCATAACTTTTTCTACATACATTAGTCCACCTAATATAAAAGCTAACGTATTGTATAATTTATTTCCTTCTTTTAAATAAACACCTTCATCATTGAGTTTTTTTACCATTGTACAACTTAATTTCTCTATTTTAGTTTCATTAGTTTTTTTTATAACTTTTAAGCCTTCTTCAAATGTATAAACTTTGTTTTTACTTAAAAACATAAATACCTCCTGAATAATATTAATTAAAATGGTAAAAATATAGATATAATTATGAAAGGGTCTGATTTTTATGGAATTTTTATTTTTTTGTTCTTCTACCTATGTTGTTCTAGAATTGCTTAAAACTATATGCTGTAAATAAATATTAATATATTGTAAATAATCTAGATTTTAATTAAAATTAGTAAACTTTTTAAAATTTGTTGCATACACTGCTAATGTGTAGCGAGTGTTAAGGAGTGATAGCTCATTAACCGAGTGAAATATTAAGCAGTGAATATGGGATAAGTCTAGCCTTCTGTTAGGCTTTATTTTTATCTCTTTTTAAAGCTTACAGCTATGCTTTTGTAACCATACACCTTCACTTCTTCTTATCATTTTTTTAATCTAGTTTTTAATTTCATTTATTTTCTTAATTCCTCCTCATATAAAATTTTTATTGGTAATGTACCTTTCAAAATATCTTTAACTACTGCAGCTGGATTGCTAAATTTTAATAATTTACCGTATAATTGTAGTTCATCTAGATCACTTTTCCTAAATTCTAAGACAACTCTTAGCCTTTCTGCCAACTTTGTCACCTCCGTATACTTTGTATTAATTTAATGTATACAATGTCTAAATTGTATTCTTTGTTGTCTTTTAATATATACTATGCACTACTTCGGGAAAAGTTTCCTACTTTACGGAAAAAGTTTATAGTTATATTCTTTTATTTATATATAAGAATTCTATAGAATAAAAAAGCTCCTAGTCTTCCAGGAACCATATTTCTTCAACTGGTCGACTAAGAGCTTTTGCTATCTTTAGTACTGTTTCTATATTACCTTGTTGTTTATTATTTTCTATTTGGCTATAAGTACTTTTACTTATGCCTAACATTGTATAAAATTGTTTCTGGTCCATCAGATATTCTCGCATTCTTATTTCTTTAAGTTTGTTTTTAACCACACATATCATCTCCTATACTATATTCAATATTTTACTTTTATATCGAATAGAAAAGCTACCTATAATTAATATATGGTAGCATAACATAAAATTTTATTCTTTTTCATGTTTATGATGAGTGCATTTATCTAAAAAATCAAAATAATTTTTTCTATCTTCTTTAGGAAACAAACTTGTAACAATTATCTGAATTATTCCAACTATTTCTATGAATACCCCTGTTATAAACAATCGTATAGTCCATTCATTATATTTTAGCTTTCCAGTTCCCATAAAAAGGACTATACCTACTATAGAAAATATTAAAATACTAAGTAGAAATAATAAAACTCTACTAAATTTTTTCTTTAAATTCTCATTTAACTTTTGTTCTTGTGGAAAAGAATTTGCTATAGCATTTAAAAGCATATCATCTCCAGTAATTTTTAAATCATTATCTTCTTTTTTAATTGTATTAGAAATTCTTCTATAGTCATTTCCTTCTATGTTTAATTTATCAAATAATTCTTCAGAATCATTTTCAATGCTTTTTTCTTTTGTATCATTATTTACTAAAATACTGTTTTCTTTATTCATATTTAAATCAATCCCAAATTTCTTATCCTAACATACATAGCCGCTCTTGAAACAGAGAATATACGTGCTAACAAAGCTATCGCTGATTCATCTGTTAATCCAATAAGTTTAGCTTTTTTAAATCTATCCTTCACTTCATCGGAATCCATTAAAAAGCACCCTGCAAATTCATCAGCTTCCTTTTCATATATATTGGGATTATGCTTATAATCTCTATGCAAGTCTACTAACTTATCATTTTTATCTAGGTGTCCTAAAAAATAATGACCTAATTCATGTGCTATAGTAAATCTTTTTCTTTCATTACTATCTGCTCCATTTATAAATATATCAATTTTATTATTTTCTTTCCTTATAGCTCCTGAAACACTCTCTTCTCCAGCATTTAGGTTATCTACTTCATAAACATTTATATTTAGTTCATTAGCTATATCTATAGGATCTACTTTAGTTCCTATAATTCCAAAAATATCTTTTATCCTTTTTACCTCATCGCAAATATAGCGTTTATCCATACTATCCCCTCTTCTAAAATACACATTCTTTATAAATATAACCTTACCCATACAATCACCCTTACATGTATAGATTTTAAACTATGTCTGTAATTAATATATGAGTATAGATTTAAACAAATGTACAAACTTAATGTTTGTAATTTAAACTACAAAATATTCATCCTTTATTTTCTTTATTCGACACATATTTGTAGATACCTTCCAATTGTGGATAACTTTTATATAAATATTAAAATACATGTTCTATTCCCATTTTAATTACTTTAGGTCATGTTTTTCCAATTGACTAAATAAGTATACTACTTAATTCTTTTAAGCTATTGTTATATAAAAAATTAACCTAAATTTAATAATGTAACCATATTCCAAAGAATACACTGGTATAAAAAAATAAAAAGCAACCTAATTAAAGGATGCTTTCTAATATTTTTCTTTATGGTTTACAAACACTACAAGGAGAGTAACCTTTCTTTATTGCATTACTTCTACTTATAGATATTTTACTTTTGCTTAGGCTCCTGCATCCATTTCTGTGAAATTTTTTTCCAGTTTTAGTTATATAAACTGTTTGTTCAACTGGTTTTGGATCTGGTTTAGGGTCTGGTTTAGGCTTTGGTTTTGAAGCTACATAGTCTCCTCCTGTATAACTTCCTTGTTTTGCATTAAAACTTAAACTGCTTCCATTACTTGTGGCTGTTATTGTTCCTGCTTCATCTGTTCTATATACCTTTATATTTTTAGCCTTAAGTTTATTTAATGTTTCTTGATGTGGATGCTTATAGCTATTATTCTTACCACAACTTACTACTGCATATTTAGGATTCACTTTGTTTAAAAAGTTTTGTGAAGTTGATGTTTTACTTCCATGATGTCCTAACTTAAGAACATCCCCAGTGATATCTAATTGCTTTGCAAGGATCTCTCCTTCTGATAAGCTTTCAGCATCTCCTGTAAAAATGAATGCTCTATTACCAAATTTAAGTTTTATAACTATAGAATAATTATTTAAATTGCTATAACTACTATTATTAGGTGCCAATATTGTAAAATCTGCTACACCTAAAGAATATTTATCTCCTACTGTTGGAACTGTTATTTTAAGCCCCTTATTTTGGATAGAAGTTATTACATCTTTAAATGTTTGTGTGGTATGTGTCACTTTAGGCATTATAACTTTATCCACTGCGAAATTATCTATAACCTTATCTAATCCACCAATATGATCTTCATGTGGATGCGTACCTATTACATAATCTAACTTTGTAACACCTTTGCTTTTTAAATAATTAACTACTGTATTTTCTGATGCATTAGTTCCTGCATCTATAAGCATGCTATGTCCATCTTGTTGTATAAGTATAGAATCTCCTTGTCCCACATCAATATAATGTATTTCCACTGGGCCTATGCTTCTTCCTTCTTCAACACTTTTTACTACAACATCATTTAGTACAGCTGTTCCACCAGTAATAATAATTTCTCCAAATTTAACATTATTGGATTTTACAAAATTCATTACATTATTATTTATACTAACTCCATCACTTAAAATTATAGGTGAATTATTTTTTGCTGCTAAAGCTGATGCTGATAATGCATCTGGATAATTTGTTCCTGCCGCTAAAAATACATTATTTAAATCTACATCATTTTTAAATTCATTTAATATAGCTGCATTAGTGTCGTATCTACTATTACCAAATAATCTTTTAGTATTTTTCAAGTTGTTTTGTATAGTATTACTAACTACTGCAGGTCCACCTAATACATAGCTTTTGTTATATGCACTAGAATTTAAGAAATCCTTTGTATTATCTGGCAACTTTCCCGCTGGAGTTAATAATATAGGTATTTGTTTATTTGCTGCTATTGGTGCCATAGATAAAGCATCAGCAAACCCTGTACCATTAGTAACTACTACTCCACTTTCTAATCCTATTTCTTTCGCTACTGCTAAAGAAGTGTCATATCTGCTTGCACCATAGATTCTTCTAGTGATTATTCCTAAATTTTTAATTTGATTTTCTGTATTATTAGAAATAGATCCTGGCCCACCAACTATAATTACATTTTTGACTTGTAATCTCTGCAATTGTTGCTTTGCATTAGAATTTAAGTTTTTACCTTCTGTAAGTATTATTGGTGCATCCAGCTTTTTAGCTAATGGTGCTGCGGATAGAGCATCTGCAAATCCTTCTCCACTTGCTATAATAGCAAATTCTGATTTTTCCCATCCATCTTTGACTATAGCTGCAGAAGTTTCATATCTGCTATTACCATAAAGCCTTTTAGAATTTGGCTTGGCATAAACATTACTGTTTGTAACTAATAAGAATAAAGCTAAAAATAGCGTTGTTATGCTAATTCTTTTCTTCAATAATATCCCTCCCTAAAAAATAATATATTTCTATAAATATTTCTATTTTTGGTTATGAAATCCCTTTTATATGATTAAAATCATCATACCTGGATATAATAAAAATAATCCAATATTACGCTAACCTATATATAAATCCACAAAAAAAGAACCCTATTCATTGGGGTTCTTTTGTTTAAATAATCTTTTTTCTTTTATCTAGTAATCGTTATTAAAATCAATTATTATATGGTATGGTATAACCACAATTGCGACACGCCATACACACTAGTTTGCCATGGAAATCATGCAATGGCTTAAAATCATGACCTAAATAATCGCAACATTTATGATTTTCTCCTCGCCCAACCGTAGCACCACATCTTGGGCAACTTTCTGCTGCATAAGCACTAGATACATTTACCCCAAGTATCAATGCTGTTAAAAGACCAATTACAATTTTTTTCATTTAGTCATCCCCCTTTATATTATTTTATCTGTTAAATCATTTTAACTTAACAGATTCTTATTATATAATTTCTACATTTATATAGTTTTTCCTTTATAATTTTTCCCAAATATTCATACATTTTACATCATTTTTCAATGAAATAATACAAAAGTGGTACTACCAAAACATAACACCAATATAGAAAATTCCATACAAAAAGAACCCTATTTATTAGGGTTCTTTTTGCTTAAGCAAGGAGGTCTATAATTAACCTATTGGGAAGCCGTTATATTTAATACTCTATAAATGTTAAAAAATTCCTTTTAGGCTTTCGAATAAATATTTTGTAATTACGAATACTTAAAATGTACTATAACTTATATTTTCTATACTTTAGTCAATAAAAAAAGAAGGTAGCTCCTTAATTAGGGCTACCTTCTTTTTTATTTATGCTAATTTCCTAATGCTTTAAATATTTCCTATATGATTAAAATATCTATATCTTGGATATAATAAAAATGCCGAAAACTATACCAATCTATATATAAAAAATCCATACAAATAAAAGAACCTTAACAAAAGGGTTCTTTTATTTAAATAAGGAGTTCTATGAGTAAACTATAGAAAACTATTATATTTATAATTCTACATATGTAAAAAAACCCCTTTAAAACTTTTGAATAAATATTTTTATAGTTGTAAATAATTAAAATATACTATAACACGCTTATATTTTCTATGCTTTGTCAATAAAAAAAGAAGGTAACCTAACTAAGGAACTACTTTCTTTTCTTTTTATTATTTTTTAATAATAAAGCATCTCATGCTAATGTTCAATAAGCTTTATATAATCCTTTATGAATGGAAAACTTATTTTGTATTTATAAAATTTAATAAACTACACAAATTCATGCAACCGTTGATATCATTTATTTTAGAGTGTATAGCCTTTTTCATCAAACCAGCCTGATTTGAAACCAATATGGAAAAAGTGTATGAAAAAATTTGGGTGCCAATATTATAATGACACCCTTTTGTTATGCGTATTGTTGATAATTTTATATGTTTATTTAAATTTAAAAATCTACATTATAAAAAAACTTTAAATATTCTTTCACATAATTCTTATCTAAAAATGATCTTATCCTAGTTAATTTATCATGATTTTTATAGTTTTTTATTTCATTATTATAAATAACAAAAATTATAAGTAACATATTTTTATAAAATTTATTTATATTATTTAAATCTTTATAAGTAATAACATTTTTTCTATATTCCTCTATTGTTTGGTATGTTGTTAAATAGTTTTGTTTTGTTGAATGTATATATCCACATCCTCTTTTATATTCAGTTAACATGTAATCTATGGATTTAGAGTATGCTTCTAATTTATTAAAATTATTAAATTCTTTTATTGTTTTAAACTTTTCTTCAATTTTTTTATATTTAAAATTATCATCAAATTTATACTTATTTTTTGCTATCTTAATAATATTATCTATAGAATTTCTATTTAACATCAAAAGTATTTTTTTATCAATATTATATGATAAAAACAATAAATGTACTATATTAGAAACTATCTCTTTATATATAATTAAAGTTTTATCATTAGATATAATACTTTGAAAATCTAAATATACATATGCTATCTTATGAATCTCTTTTATAAAATTTTCTTTAAGTTGTTCATTTTTAATTTCTTTCATATATTCTATACATAAATTACGATCACGGTCTATATCAGATTTTATACTCATTGTTTATCAACCTCTTGAAGGAATTGAATATATTCATTTTTATTCATTGGTGAAATGATATCATTTATTTTTCTATTTAAAATATTAGCATAATTTTCATAATCCTCTTTATCAATTTCTCTTGTTATTGTTTTTATAATTTTCCCAATCAACAAACTTCTATTACTTAATATATATTTTTTATAATCTATAGGAAATATATCTTTTAAAAAATTATATAACTCACTATTTTTCCTAAATATTTTCTTCTGATTAGCAATAAGTGATATAGTTGATATTAAAATAATATAATATTCATATTCAATATCTTTAATATCTAAATCAATATTTTTCTGTTCATATAATTGATTTATTTTATTTTTTGAAATACAAATTCTTTCACTCATATTAATCCCTTTCTATTTATTTTTTTCTCTTATTCTTTTTAAAAATTCATTACTCAATCCTATTATATCATGTTTATGCATTAATAAATCCTTCGTTTTAAAATCATAAATCATTAAGCCCTTTTCAGCATTCTCAGGTATTTTATAACTATGATGTAATTTATTTTTAAACACAGTATATTCGTAATCAGCTTTAATTTTTTCCATCGTTTCTTCATGATGATTAATGTTATCACTAACCATAGTAAAAACTATTCCTAAGTCTCTAATTCTATGTATATCGGGTTTATTTTTTTTACTAATAGTTGTTTTAAAAAGCTCAATTCCTATTGTTGATAAATAATCTGGTTTTACAGGAATAATATAATAATCAGAAGCGTAAAATGCAATTGTTAAATATATCCCTTTAGTTGGAGGGCAATCAATAAATATATAATCATACATTTCTTTTAATTTATTCTCCTTTATAAATGTTCTTAATTTATAGTTTGATTCCTCTCCTTCATTTATGGATATTAAATCTAAACTTCCTGGGATTATATCTAATTTGTCATTTATTTTCCTAATTATATCTGTCTTAATTATTTTTTCTTGTGTTTTAGCTGCGCTTGGTTTAACTACATCAAATAATAGGCTTATATCTTTTTTCCCAAAGATTTCATTTTTATATGTCTTTTTATCTATTAATAATGAAGTTAAATTAAATTGTGGATCCATATCAATCAAAAGAATGTTTTGATTAAATTCTTTTGATAAAGTATATCCAATATTAGCACAAAGAGTTGATTTGGCAACCCCACCTTTCATATTCATAAATGAAATTACATTTTTTTTATCTTCCATTTTATTTCCTCCATAAATACTATTCTTGTATTTCAAAAATATATTAATAATCTATATAATGTAATAACTATAATTTATACAAATCACTTTGCCAACAATCAGTAGTGATTCCTTATATATAGTGTTAATATTTTCATCTTTTGTATGTTATTCTACAAATTATTATAAATTCCTTCAAAAAATAAAAAAATAGGTAACTATAGCATAAAACTACAGTTACCTCTAAGAATTAATATCTTATATATTTAGCATATATATATCCACCATGTGGAGGATAATAAATATGTATCCAATCTCCTTCTTTACGGTATAATTGTACTTTTGATCCATTAGGTAAAGCACCTAATACTCTACTAGATGTAGATTTCTTTTCTCTAATATTTACACCACTCGGTGTATTTATTGTACCTGTTTTACCATCTAAATTAATCCAACTATTATTGTTGTTATCTGTTGGTTTGCTTGGTGTTACATTTGAAGATGTTCCTAAGACACCATTTACTATTGCTTTGGCAATTCCATTCATTCCATATTTATTAAGTATAGCTACATCTCCAGAACTATCTATAAAACATACTTCTATATAAATTGTTTTGGCTTTAGTTCTTTTAGTTAGTGCTAAAGGTTGGTCTTTAATTCCTCTGTTTCTAAATCCTAAATTATTTAACTGTTTTAATACTCTATCTGCTTCTACTAAATATTTACCACTATAAGTATATGCCTCTGATCCATAACCACCTACTGTAGTATTAAAATGTATACAAATATTTAAATCTGCATTTACTGAATTACATAAAGCTACTTGTTTATTTAAACTTTCTTGTAATGTTGATGCATAATCTACTCTACATATATTAGTGCTATGTCCTCTACCTCTTAATTCTTTATCTATTTCTCCTACTAGTTGCCTTGTTAATACTTCTTCTTTTAATCCGCCTATTCCTCTAGTTCCTACATCTCCACCGCTTAATGTATGTCCTGGATTTAAATTAAATAACATAAAACATTCCTCCTAAATTTAATAATAAAAAGAACAAGTATTAATCCTGCTCTTTGCTTTCTTTTGCTGCCTGTCTAGCTGAACTTTGTCCAAAGTAAAATCCTATTATTAATGTAAATACAGAAAGGAATTCTGTACTGGATAAAGTTCCTTTTGTACTTAAAATACAAAATACTATAGTAGTTAATAGTGCTATTATCTTTTTTATCTGTAAGAATTGTTCTAAAAATTTTACAATATTATTACTTTCTTTCATATAATCGTCTACCTTTCTATCTAAATTTTATTACTGCACCTAAAATACCTAAAATAATAGCTCCAGCGATTGTACGCCAGAGCCACTTTTGATTATCCTTCATTTCTGTTATATCTTTTTCATTTTGGCAGGCCTTATTATAGGCTACATCTGCTTTTTCTCTTGTACTGTTATATCCATCTATCTTTGTCTCTATCCTTACTATTCTTTCTAGTATTTCCTGTTGAATATTAGAATCCACATTACACCTCCAGTAATTAAAAATAGGCAAAATAAAAAGACCTAACGGTTCCTATTTTGCCTTTATGATTTATTTAATTGTGTTGCGATATAAAAATAATGAGAACTAAAAAAGCACTTTTTATAAGTGCTCTTTAATAATATGTCATATTGTGTATTTAGTCTATTATTGTCTGCTTAACATACCCTTTTGATAGTTTCTAATTCATGACTTACTATTTTCAGAATAAAATTTTAAAGCTTCTCCAATAAATTTAGATGAACCATTGCCATATTTCTCATCAGTTACTTCTTGCAACATAGAATCTGATAAATAGAGTTCTGCCATATAACCCCAATGATTCTCTCCCTCATCCACTTTGTATAATTTTTGACTTTTTTTACTTTCATCTGATATTTCTTCAATGATTTGTTGAATCTCTTTTGAAAAAGGATCTTTACTTAAGTCAGATGTAAGCTTTTCATATAGTCCTTCTACTTTAGGATGCTTATCTCCCAAATAATTTTTTAGAGCTTCTCCAATAAATTTAGATGCATCATTTCCATATTTCTTATCAACTACTTCCATCCATTCAGGATATACCAAATACATTTGTATCATATTTATCGATTACTAATTATATCCATTTATACTCATAAACCTTTATTTTTAGCCATTTACAAGTATTTATATCTATAAATACTCACTATTGCGAACTAAAAAAGACACCTTATTAAGTGCCTTCCAGTTCTTATTATATTATTCCTAATTGTTTATTTACTTCTTTATTTGTCCTATTTGAAGCTTCTAATATTTTTCTATAAAGTAAATTACCAGTGTATCCTTGTTTTAAATATTTATTTTCATAATACTCAAATGGTAAATTAGAATTATTAATATTCAAATATGCTGCTAACTCTCTATCTTTCATTAATCTTCTAGCTTGCATTCTATATTTGTTTCTTAATAAATGAGCCTTTATAGCTTGCTCTTTTATTGCTAATGATTTATCTATTTTATTAACAATGTTTTTATCATGATAAATATACCATTCTCTTACTTTTGGATTACTTAGTTTTCCAATTAAATTTTCATATTCTTCAAAATTAATATCTGTTCTAACCTCTTAAACCCTTCTTTTTAATATTTGCATCATTTATATAGTATATATGATATATGAAAATTTGTCAATCTGAAATCAAAAATGTAAATTTTATACACATCTTATCCTTCTATAACCCTTTCTTGTTCTTCTTCTATAAACTCTTTCATTTTTGCATTAATCCATGTAGACATCCTTATTCCTTTTCTTTCAGCTATCTTACAAAAATTTTTATATATTTCAGGATCTAGTGTAATATTTTTTCTTATAGTTGCCATATGCAATCCCCCCTATTGGAAATTATACAATACATACTATAAATTATAAATACACACTAATAAGTATAAATGTATATAAATTATCTATTGTGTAACAACTTTTTCTGTAGTATCTTCTTTAGCAGTTGGGTTAACTTTAGCCATTAACTCGCTATACTGTTCTATAGCAATCTGGTTAAATGTATAGAATACATTTAGTTTATTATTCATATCTTCCTCTTCATAGTAATTATTATCAATTAAATTTTTTAATAAATCATAAAGTACCATATTATCATCCCTTCTATTTATTTATATTATTTAATACTTCTTTATATTTTAAATCAACCACTTCAGCTTGTGTTTTTAGCAGTTCATTTTTTAATTTCTCTTCTTCTGTTTCTATGTGTTCTTTATATTTGTCTATAATTATTTTTTTAGTTTCTACATCAACATGATAAATGATTGCATTTTTTAAAATTTTACTGCCATATTCCAAATCTATATAATCTATTTCCGTCGGTCGTAAGTTATCCACCATTTCATCAGTTAAGCCAGAATCAAATCTCTCCTCTAGACAATCATTTAAAACTGTTCCTGTAAATTTATTAAAAATAATTCTTTGTCCTAAATACATTATAAAACCTCCTATTATTCTAACGCCCAATATGTCAGCTCAACAACGCCGTCATAACTACTACTAACATCACCTATTATTATATTAAAACCATTGTCCAAAATCCTACTACTTTTATAGTCTCGAGAAAGTCCAGCTGGTATTCCCTCACCACCATATGAATATATCCCAAAAATTGGGCGGCCATACTGGTCATATAAATCATCTGTATTGGAACTCATTTGATAACTTGCAAATTTATACCCCCTTACATACACAAAATAAGCGCTTACTATTACTTTACTAGGTGTAAAAGATAACCCTGTAATGGTATATATATCAGTTTCAGACATATTAGTTAAAGTACGATTGCCAGTTGCAAATCTTTTACCGTTTAATACTAAATTAGCACTATTTAATTTAGCAATTAAATTAGCTACTCCGTCTGTATCTGAAGCATTTATTCCTTTTGCAATTAAAGCACTTTTTAAATCTGCCTTTTGATTTAAGCCTTGCATATTTTCAAGTGCTGTTATTATTTCATTTATTTTTGCTGTATTATCTAACATTATTTTTCACCTACCTTTAACTATTCCCATGCTTCCCATGAATAACCATCAAGCTGTAATGCATCTTGATTACTATATCTACGTTGTAATGAAACATAAGTATCATATCTCCAAATAGCTATATTATTATAATGATCAAATTCGGCTTTTGGATAACACCATATAAGAACATCATCACCTTTAGTTAAAGATATAACTCTAGCTTTAAAACCTGTATTAAGGGAATAATTATATTCATTACCTTTAAGTATACCCTTTGTATAATTAACACAATTTGATGATATAATAGCATTTTGTATATCTATCCAAGAACTATCAGTTTTTAGAGCAGTTTTTAGTTTATTATTTAAAGAATTAATTATATTAGTTTTAATAATAGATTGATTAGCTTCTGCTTTATTTACAATATCCACAAGTTTCTTTTTATCTTCTTTTGTTAAACCTTGTAATGGAATTAAATCTCCTATTTGTAAACTCATACTCCTACCACCTCTAAAAATGGCTCTCCATTAATGACAACTAATTTATATTTTACATTTGTATTTTTATCTTTTAGCGTCGCCATTTTAGCCAATTGTAACTCTACAGATTCACCAGAATTAGTTTTAATATCTTCTGCTTTTAATTCTATTGCACCAGTTTTACTGTTTACAGAGGTCACTGGGATTTTAATATTTTTTATTTTATTTTCAAGTATTTCAATTTCAGACTTTTTAGCAAAAATTATAGTTGGATCTATCTTAAGAGTTATATTTTCTGTATTAGAAACTGTTAATACCATTTTCATTATCAGCTCTTTTGTACTGCCATCTTCAGCAAGTGGTTTATAGCTTTCTGCACATTTAGCTATAGCTAACATATTATTATCTTCATCAAATACCCCATATTCCCTAATCATAAAGCCGCCAACATTTGCAGGAATCATCATCTCTACATTTATCCAATTAGGATTTTTCTCATCTATAGCCACATGAGTTATATTACCTTCCCATACTGTATTGATTAAATCTTCTTGATCTTCTCTTGGATTGTAATAAGATCCTCCACCATCCCCAACTTTCATTTTTACAAAGTTAATTTTACTTCCAAATCCAGCACTATTAGCTATTTTAGCTTTACCTATTTCTGTAAGTAAAGTATAGAATTTTTCTGCCAAGTTTATCCCTCCTCTTTTGGATATGTTATTATAGTTTCTAATCCTGCATTCTGTGCTAATGCTATTTCTATGTTTCCTGTAGTTTCAATATTGTTTGGTGTCCATGGATATACAGTTATAGTTTCTCCACTAAAAGAAGTTGCTCCAATATATAAATTACTTTCTGTCAATGAAATTAGCTTATATTTAACAGACAAATGAGAAGGTTTAATTTTTTTAACTTCTTTATACAAGTCTTCTAAACTTTTAGGGAATCCCTCTCTACCAGTTAATTTAACTTCAAATGTATAAGGAGCTATGTCTTCTGTTATCAAAATATCTGCTCCAGTATAATTCTTAAGGATCAAAGCCATCCTTTTAGGATTAATTGCATATCTACTCTGTAATTTAGCTATTACTTTTCTTCTTCTACGATCTATTTCTTCAGTTGGATTATTTACTACATTTACTGCTTCTTCCCAATAAATTAATCCCCACGTCGCAGTCTGTGGAAAGAATTGTTTTAATATATCATTTGCAAGTAACTCAGCAGTATCCCATTCATAGCCTATAGCCTCAAAAATAGATTGTATCACTTTACTTTGTTCATAAACAGGTGAAACATATGTTATCATTTCTTTTCCTTTTTTGGACTTTATCATTGTATGTTAGTCACCTCACCTATTACAGCTACTTGATCTATAAGTTTAATATTCTCAGTAATCCCATTTACAGTTAAGTTTTTAAAATCTTCTATTCCTTCCCCCGTAAGAATCATAGATCCAACTATAGTGTGAATTGCAGTGTAAAGTATAGTTCCTCCTATAGGTATTCCCGATAAATACTTGCTTAAATTTTCTTTTAAACTATTTAACACTATCTCAGGATTAAAATCTTCTTTAAATTTAAAATTAGCTTTTATATTAATAACTAAAGTAATTGGAGTATCTATTGTTGCAATAGCACCTATAGGAGCTTTTCCACCTCTATTTTCTTCTCTTGGGACTATTTCATATATATAATTTTGCACTTTATCTATAAGTTCCCTGGTAGCAGGCTTATTATTTTTATCTAATATTAATACTTTAACTGTCCCCGGACCATCCCATTCATCTATTACATATGCATAACCAACACCATCTACTTCCTTAGCCCATTTTTTATAATGTTCATTATTACCACTTGTAGCTTCATTTTTATATTCTTCTAAAACTCGTTCCCTATAATGTTCTTCATCTTCTAAGTCAGTTCCACCTGTAAACTCCTCTTCATTTGTAATACTCTCTATGCCATTAATACGATCTATAAGTACAGTTATTGTGTTTTTCAGTACATTTCCTATAGTACCTGCCTTAATACATTCAGCTTTAACATAAGCCACTCCTGGTTCATCAATAACTTTATTCTCTGTAAACTTAAAAACAACAGATTCAGAATCATCTGTTGCTACAGTTCCTATTAATTTATCTTTGTATATATTAGTACCTTTTCTTCCTATAACTTTTATAACTCCTATAGATTTAGTAGGAAGGTTTTTAAATACCCCTTTACATTCTCCTAAGTATTCAAGCCACACACCGTAACTAGTTTGTGGGAATGCTAACCTTAACATATTCTGTAATTGAACTTGCATTAAACTTGCTTTTTCCTCTGCGGTAGGTCTTGTATTATCCCAATAGAAATCTCCCTCAATGGTAGATACATTAGGCGGTGCTTTTTCTAACATTCTTTCATGTATGGTATCAGCATCTTCCTGTAAAAACTCTGGAATAAGTAAATCCCTTTCCAATCATATCACCACACTTTCAATTCACTATGCAGCATAAACTTTTCTTCATCTATAGTTATAATTTCAAACTCATAGTAAACTTCTTCTTTGTTTTCAGACCATTTAAAAATAAAATTATCAACGTCTTTAGTCCTTGGATGTACCATAAGAGTTTCTTCTGTCATTCTCTTTATCTCTAGTTCCATTGCATCTTTAGAAATATCTTGACCAATAATATTTTTAAACTCCTGACCATATAAATCTGAATAAGCTAATTTGTATCTTGGTGTGGCCATAGCTTTATAACACCATTGTACATAAGCTTCTAAATCATTAGCCTTAGCTATAGTTCCATCTGGATTAGTAACAAACTCTCCTGTTTTAAAGTCAAATAAATAAGAACCTTTAAAATCTATAATAGTTTCTTCTAATTCTTCTATATTATTTTCTTCTAAGTTGTCTGGGAATAAATTAGGCATTTACAACCCTCCCAACTACAACAAATTCATCTTTTAACAATGCAACTAATACTCTATCTCCTGGACCTAATGGTTTTAATTCTTTAGGTGTTTTAAAATTATGACTATGTGAATGTTCTCCTGCTGTTTCTGTATTATATTCATTCTTCATTTTTAAATAATCCAACATCATGTAATCTTGTATTTCATATTTAAAATTATCTAATTTAAGCCCACTAGAAGTTATAGTTGCTAAATCTAATCCTATATAAGAAATTGCTTCATTAACTGCTCTATTTGTATTACCTTTTATCTCTCTTGCTATTTCATTAAATATTGTCTCCACTATAGAATTTCCTCCTTATATAATCCAAATTAGATAAAGTTAAATCCATTCTTCCAGTACTACCTAGATTGTGGGTAACATCTATAACATATAATATCTGTCCATTAACACTTACCTTATCTCCTGCTCTAATACTGTTTATATCTATACCAGATATATGTGCTGTTTCTTCTCCAGTATTAAATAAAGCATCTGCTCTTTTTCTTCCTTCAGCACTGCTTTTTATTTTTTCATCTTGCACTAATTTTTGTATTGTTCCATACTTACTCGTATCTTTTTTATATACACCAGTAACAGGAGTTTTCTTATTTTCCTCCTGCTTACCTAATATCTTAACTTGTGTAATCATTCCTTCTAGACTACTTTTAAGATTTATATCCTCTGCTATAGTTTCTAATCGCCATACTGTTTTATTACTACCTAACTGTATTATATTTAACTTATCTAACATTCTAAGTTTATAAAGATTTCCACCCTTTTGAGCAGTTTCTTTCAGATCCTTTATCATCATTCCTAAAATAGTATCACTTCTATATACTGCCTTAGCAAGTTTAGCCCTAGTATTAACTAAGCTTGCGGTAGGAATTCCCCAGTCTCTGCAATATTTTATAATTCTTTGTGTAGCAGTACCTTCTCCAAATAAATACTCGTCTTCGGACTCTTCTATATATATTATTCTTTCTTTACAGGTAAGTGTTATTTTTTTGGATTTTCTAGATTTATCTATATCCCATATAACACCCTTAAAGATTTGTTTATTCTTCTTAGTTTCAAAATCAATATCATATATTTCTATAGAATGTCCTTTTGCTATTCCTAGTTTCTTAAGTTCCTCTGTCTCTACTAAATTAATATTAGCGGTATATGCTATACCATCTATAGCTTCACTTAGTTGTATCCCTTCCATTAAGTTATCCAACTTATATTTATTTCTAAGTATTATAGTAGCCATTACATCACCAACTTTTGTCCTGGTTTAATAATGTTTGGGTTTGGACCTATTATAGATTTATTTTTATTATATATTTCCTGCCACTTAGAACTATTCCCATACCACCACTTAGCTATCTTCCAAAGAGAATCTCCTTGCTTAACTACATATATTCTAGAATTAGATTTTGTAGTTGGTCTATTATTATTTAAGGCTATCGTTTTTACTGTGGATGTTGTCTTAGCTGGAGCTAACGTTTGTATACTTAATTCCCTATAAGTTCTAAAGTTAATGGTAATATACTTATCTCCTGTTTCTCCTCCTCTTTCTTCTTCACTTATAGAGCTAATATTTACTAAATTATTAAAATTAAAATCTGTAATTATAAGCCTTAAGGGCTCTTCCTGCTCCATCCACTTCCCTAGCTTTGCTATAGCTTCCTCAGGTTTGGGAATATTTCTATATCTACAATAAGTATCATATTCTTTAGGTAATAATGTTAAAAAACTTAACTCTTTTATTCTTTTACCTTTATCACTTAGATCCACCTCTCCATAATCTACTATATCAGCGGTATCGTACTTTTTGCTACGATTTATCATTATATTGTCTAATGGATTAACAGGGAATTGGAATGTTGTTTTTTCTTTTTCATTTCTTAAATATACATCCAATTTATCACCTCAATAAAAAAGAACCGCCTAAGCGATTCTTTTTATTTAATATATTTAGTTCTTTAAGCTAGGTAATATCCATACATCATTAGCTTTTTCGACTATTTGATTTCCAACTATATTTTTGTTCTTTACAGCATTTATTAAATTTTTATCTAATGTAAATGAAATTACCTTACTTTCTGAACCATCTTCCATATTCGCTACTGCCCAGTAATTTATTTCATCAAATTGATCTCCACCTTGATTTAATATTAAGTCTTCTATATTAAAACCATTTTGATGTATTGTTGCTTTATTATTATAACTTGGTGATATTTTTAATTTTATAGTTAACTTCTTTCCTAATTTATTAGCCTCTAATAGTTCGCCATGTTTAGCTTTATAATTAGATGTAACAACTTTAGGTATATTTTCTTCTTCTTTTACTTCTGTAGTAACTTTATCTTTGCTTGTAATTTCCGTTTTATCTTTTTCAATTATATATGCTTTTATTAAAGGAAATCCTGCATCATCATTTCCAGTATATACACCATAAAGTTTAATAACATCATTTTCATTCAGTTCTTTAATATTAGATAAATTAGTTACAGAATAAGTCTCATAATTATCTCCATTTTTATTTTCAAAAGTAAAATGAGAATCTTGCAATATAACACTTACATGTCCTTTTATATATACTTTTTTATTCTTATTTTTTTCTGGATTATTTTTTAATTCGATATAATTAACTTCTACAGCTTTTTTCTTTAGCTCTTCTTGTGTTGGTATTTCCTCTTTTTTATTTGTTTTTTGTTGCGTTGCTGTTTTGTTTTTATTAGTGGTATCTGTACTTTTACTGCTGCAACTCATAAATACAGTAGATGAAACTAAAATTAAAAATATTGTTAGAATTTTTTTCATAGAAACCCTCCTTTTCTGTCATATTATAACATATTTAGGAGGGTGTTTATATTACTTCTTTATATTTTTAAAAGCTTCTTTTATTTTTCTTCCTACTTCTTTTGTTGTTTCTTCTATTATTTCATCTACATTTGCATCAGAATCAAAATTATTTTCAACTCCTACATCTCCAACATATACATTTATCCCACCAGCTCCAGCAAATTGAGGCTGTGCTATTGTAAATTGTGGCTTTGGCTTCTCTTCTGCTATTTGATTATTTTCTTTATTTAATCCAGATTGTAAAAATTTTTTGGACTCTCTATTATTTAGTACTCTTTCTCCTCCTTTAAATAATCTCGTTTGCCTACCAACTAATATTTCAAAACCTCGCTCCGCTACCTCATGTACACCACTAGTAGCATTATTTGTTCCTGTTGCAAGAGCTTTTCCAGCTCCTGCTATAGAACCTGGTCCATTATAAGTATCCATACCATTTTTATCGTCGCCTTTAAAGAAATCATTTACCCAGGTTGTTATTTTAATTACTTTTTCTTTTATAGATAAAGCATTAAATTCATGTATTTTATTAATCATTGCATCAAAATTATCTAATACTTTTCCAGTTTCCCAATCTACTTCAGACACATGCTCTCCTGCTTGTTGCCTTGCGTGTTCAACAACTTGTGTATGCATAGATTCCGCTTTTTGAGTAGACTCATCCAATTGTCTTTGTGCTTCTGTTACTACTATATCGGCAAGTCTTTGATTTTCAGCTCCCCCCTCTGCTCTGAGCATAGCTGCTACTTTTAATCTTTCATTATATTCTTCTTGTGCAGAAGCTATAGTTTTATCCTTTTGTTCCAATGATTTTTGTACTACATCAGCCGCTTGTTGTGCTGTTATTATACCAGTATTAGTTTTAAGTCTTTCTAATATAGCACCCTGCTCTGCTTCGCCTTGACTCATAACCTGTACAGCAGAAGTCATCATTTCTGATTTAATTCTTAAAATTTCATTATATTCTTGTTGAGTTAGCTGTCTATTTTTTGAAGTTGCATTATTTAATATACTTTGAATTTTATTATTTCCCTCAATTATTTTTTGACTTTTCCCATTAAAAGCCTGTTCTGTATTAGAAATTAAGGTTTGTTTTTCCTTATCACTGAATGCTTTTGAATTTGCAAACATTGATTGTAGTGTTTGTTTACCTTTCTCATTATTCTCATTTATTTTGGTTGTAATCTGATTTGTCATTTCATTAAATGTACTTGACAAATCATTCTTTATTTCACTAGAAACATTAGCTCCGCTCCATTTTAATTGATTTAAGCTTTTAGTAGCCTTTTCTTCTAAATCCATAAAAGCACCTACAGATTTTTGAGTACTTTTAGAAACTTCATCTCCAAATCTTTGCACTTCTGGTATGGAATCTTTTTGTAGATGTCTATATAATTTAATTCCTGCATATGTTGCTGCTCCTATTCCCCAAGTCCAAGGATTTAAGAGTAATGCTCCTCCTTTAGCTGCTAATCCTAAGGCTCCAACTCCTTTAGACGCTAATCCTGTTCCTGTAGCTAATGTTTTTGTAGCCTCTGCTGCAACTGTAGCTTTTTTAGTAATACCAAAGAAAGTAGATAACTTAGGACTTAATCCAATTAAAAAAGTTAATGCTTTTGTAGTTCCTTTTATATATTTAGTTAAAGGATTAAATGCTACAGCTCCTATTGCTACTGCTGCAAACATTTTTTTAGTACCTGTGCCAAGACTGTTAAACTTTTTAACTAAATTTGATATAGTGTCTACAACTTTAACTATCCCCTGTGTTATATCTGGGATTTTAGCTGTAAACCAACTTACAAATTCTTTTGCATAAGGTGCTAACTTCTCTCCTAGTTCTATGTTCATGCCCTCAACTGCACTTTTTAGTATAGTAAATTGGCCTTGTAGACTATCTAAACGAGTTTCTGCCATCTTTCTTGCTGCGCCATCTGAACCTTCTAATTCCTTAGTCAAAGATTGTAATTTTTCAGGTCCCTGCTCAATCAACGCCATCATTCCACTCATAGCCTCTGTCCCAAATATTGTACTTATAGCTTGAGCTTGTTGCTGTTTAGTTAAGCCACTCATAGATGTCTTTAGATTTCCTATTACTTGACTTAAAGGCAGCATTTTGCCATTACTATCGAATGCTTTAAATCCTAATTTTTCTATAGCTTCTGCCGCCTTTTCGGATGGATTTGATAGCCTAGCAAATGAAGCTCTTAGAACAGTACCAGCTTGGCTTCCTTTTATATTTGCATCTGCGAGCATACCTATTGCAGCAGATGTTTCTTCAAAACTAATCCCTAAAGATTTACTAACCGGTGCTACATATTTCATGGACTCTCCAATTCCGGATATATCTGAGTTGGTCCTGGATGCAGTAAGTGCTAATACGTCTGCAACATGTGCACTTTGTTTAGCTTCCATTCCAAACGCTCTTATTGTTCCTGCTGCTATATCTGTTGCTTCTGCTAATTGTATATCCCCGGCAGAAGCCATGTCTAGCAATCCTGGTAATGCTGCTATGGTTTCCTGTACTTTAAAGCCTGCTTGGCTTAGTAACATTTCTGCATCTGTTACATCTTTAGCCGACCAAGCAGTTTCCGCTCCTAATCTTCTAGCTTCTTTCCCCAGCACTTGCATTTCTTGTGCAGTAGCTCCACTTATAGCTTTAACATTAGCAAGCCCCTGTTCAAAATTACTAAAGTCTCTTACTGCAGCAGCTATTCCTAGTCCACCTATCATTACTGCTCCAGCAGTTGCTATAGCTGCTAATTTAGAACATGCTGCCTTTGAAAATTTAGATAACTTCCCTTCCATCTTCTCAAGGGGTTTACTTAACTTATCTTTTAATCTAACAGAAGGACTAGCTTTTATTTTATCTAAAGCTTTAGTCCTTTTTTCTGTTTGTTTTGCGAATCTCTCAGTTGCTGTTAGCTTCTTTTTGGCTTCACTATCTCCTTCAACCCCAATTTTTATATCTAATCTATAAATTTCTTTTTTAGCCAATTATCTAGCCCCCTTTCGGGCTTGTTCAGCTATTTTCTTTTCCTCTTCTATCTCATAATCAGTAAATGCGAGAATTAATCTTCTCGCCATATCATTAATTTGAACATTATAAAAGTCGTGAGGACAAATATTATGCTTTGAATACATATTGTATAAAGCTGTTATTTTTCCACCACGACTTATTAGTTTTTTATATCTTCAATTTCTTCTAATTCATTATCAAATCCGCTTAATTCTAAAACCTTATCTCCCATTGCAGAAGTTTCTCCTGCTAGGAATTTCTTTCTTATAACCTGTTTACCATCACTTGCTTTTAATGCATCTAATAATTTAGAATTATTCCAATTTGGGCTTACTGTTGCCGCTTCTATAAGTGCTGCATTAAATTCCTCATCGTCTAATTCTTTTATTCTTTTTCCTCTTTCTTTTCTAGTATAAGTACATTGTCTTTTTATTTTATTTATTTCTTTTTCACTTAAACCTTTTAAAGTTACTGGAACACCTAATCGTTCTATAAAATAAGTAGCTTCTGGAACTTCATCAGGCTCCATAAGTCTGTTTATTATATCTTCCTCTGTCATATTTAATATTTCTTCATCTTTTATTTTTTCACTCATTAATAATTCCTCCTAAAATTTATTTATTCTACAACTATTGGGTCTAAGAGCTCATAACCTTCAAATGTGAAAGGAGTTTCCTCCTCCACTAATTCATTAGCTTTTAAATTTATAAGATTTAATTTATCTGCCATGCAATTCATTAATCGAATTCGTTCATGTCCATAAGCTTCTGGGTCTTCTAAAGATGAAATAACTTCAAATCTTTTAAACCCTCTTTGAATCATAGCTGAACTTACTTTAAATCCACTCATTGAACCTGTACCTTTTTTACTTCCTTGTTTATATCTTGTCCAATCATCTCCAACTAAGTTAAGTTCTTTTTTATCTAACTCAACCTCAGCTGTTGTTTCTGTAAGATTTGTTTGCCATATACCATCTATAAGTATTTTCCCTTTAGACCCGTGTATGGTTCTACTTGCATCTAATGCCATAAGTTATCCCTCCTATCTTAAATATCCTGTTCCATAGATACGTTTCATTACATTTACATACTTAGCATCCCATTTCCAGAATACTTCATCATTTTTCGCCTTAGCTTGTAATTCCTCATCTATCTCGACTGTAAAGTCTTCTATTACACCTTCTTTTTCTAAAACCTCAAAGTATTGTTTAAGAGCACATATCAGTGCTAATCGACCTGTCCCCTCATTAGGTACTTTACCTATAAACTCTTTCCTTTTTAGTGCAGTATCTCCATCAACTGCATTCATGAACTTTATACCCCTGATATATCCCCAAGTTTCATTTTGTTCTTCACTATATTTTTTTAGGGTATTAACATCATCTACAACTATAACTTCATCATCTTCTTTTACCATGACTAAAGTTCCAGCTTCTAAACAGTTCTCTACTTCCTCCTTACTTAAACGAGGCTCTACATCTTCAAATATAGTCTTTTCATTGCAGATACTCTCTTTTAACCTTTTACCTGTTGCTAATCCAGCTATATAGCATGCAGTTTCAGGGGGTGTATACTTTACATCTTCATAGTAACCGCTAATGCCTACATTAACTATTCCCTCAAAGTTAAATTCTTTACTCTTTGTGTTAGCTTGTTGAATAGTATCTGTATCCTTAATTCCTAAGTAAGCAATTATATTGTTGCCTTTTGAACTGTTTCTTTTAACCCATGCTTTTACAGTGTTTTGTAATGATTCATCAGTTACACCATCTAAACAAAACCCATCAGCTTTATAACCTTCAAGTATTTCCATAGCTTTAATATAATGCTCATTAGTTATAGATGTTGTACCATCATTGCCTCCTTTAAGAGTTTCGTTAGCTATATTTTGTAATTTCCCATTACCTTCATCTATTTTAATTACCTTAATCCACGTATTTTCTACATTTTCATTTATAGATTTAGCTATTTCTTCTATAGTTCCACCAAGTTCAGAGAATGCATATAGCTGTTTAGCTGCTTCATATAAAATTAAATCTTTCTTAGTATCATCTACTATATTTGTTCTAATTGTTATATTAAAATCTCTAGTTGTAGGATATAAGGTTTCTATTTTTAGAATATCTGTATCTTCTGTATCCTTAAGCATTACGCTTGATATCTTTTCTGCACCATCTGTAAGCCTATATAGTAACAACTCTTTAGGTTGTCCTAATAGCGATAATCTGCCTAATCTATACGCTGTATTGTCCTTACCAAACTTATTTATTAAGTCTTTTTCATCTTTTATACTTACCACTTTTTCTACAGGTCCCCAATTAGCTTTAACTGGCATGGCCAAAATGCCATGTATTCCAGTTCCTATTCTTTTTTCTGCTAATGCTTTAAATCGGTTGTAAAAACCCGGTATAGTAGGTCTATTATTTTCATTCCATACTCCTGTGGCCATTATTCCACCTTCTTTCCTAAGAACTTTTTAATTCTTCCTTCAAATTCTTTTTTAGTCATTTCTTCTTTACCACAATTAAAAGTAGCACCAACTGCTACTTCTTTTCTATAGCCTGTTAGTGCTTCACAATTTTCCATTAAAAGATTTAATGGATATAATTCCTCCTGGATTAAATTTGTTTCTTCCTGCATACTAATCCTCCTATTTTAAACTTCCTTTACCATAAATTTTATTTATAGTAGGAGTATCATCTTTTATCATTTTCTTTCTGCTAAAATCTACAGTTAATTGTCCTACTCCTAACATATCTGCATCTCTATCTTCCTGTATGCTTTCTATAGTTAAATACCTTCTATCTTTTAAGTCTAAAGGTATCTTTAAATCTGTTATGAGTTTATCTTCTATAGTATCTAATAACTTTTCTATATTACCTCTATTCCTATCAACTACATGGCATATAAGTGTTTTATTCTCTTTAATTAGGGCTACATTAATACGTTCCTTACTTGTATTAGCCACTCTCCAAAGTATAGAAGGCACCTCAAAATCCTTTTTCCAATTGTTCAAATAAATTGGATAATTGATTATTTGTTTAGTGTATTCTTCTAAAGCATCTAACCATTCATCTTTATTAACTTCATCTTCTTCATGCAGAGAAATAACTTCAAATCTTAATCCTCTAGCTATAGCATTCCATTCCTCGTCAATAATGTCTTGGCCTATTGCTCCATTAAAAATACAAGTAAAAGTTTCATCTGCATTAACATCTTCTATAGTTTGTAAATCTAAAGATTTAATTACCTTCTCAGATAAAGCATCTAACTTTTGGAATGTAGTTCTTTTTTCGTATAACCATATCTCAATAGTCCTTTTAAATGAAGTTGGATTATTCTGTTCATCATCACTACCTTGCAGAATTACTGCATAAGGCTTTACTGTATCTTTAGATGGAACTGTAGGCTCATAACAATCTTTAAGTTCTGGAATACTATCTATTAACTTTTGTCTTATTCCTGCTCTCAATTCTAATCATCACTCCAATATCTAAGCACTGCTGACTTAATAACTTCTCTATTACCTTCTAAAGTGTTTTCTATTGTCTTAAATCCTTCCGTACCAGGATGATTTACTTTTTTAACTGGATGTGCTGCACCTTTCCAATATAAGGCCTTTCCATTCTTGGGAGCTATAACGTGAGGTTTACTTCCTTCTTCTAATATCTCTCCATATTCAACACCATGAGCCAAATATATAGAATAGTTATTTCCTCCACCTTCACATCCACCTTTTAAACCTTGTCTAGCATTAGAAGTTCTATCTGTCCATTTAGCATCATTTTTGACTTGACTTTCTAATTTCCTAGCCATTGCATTACACAATATATTCATACCCACTTTTTTTCTTGCGATATATTCAATAGCTCTAAAATTCATATTAATCTACCCTCCCGAGATCACACATGTACCCACATATAGTATTTTCTATTTGTATAGGATAAGTTGCAGTAACTTTCATATGGCCTTCTAAACATTTAAACTCAATAGCTTCTTTAGGATTAATTTCTATATCTGCATCCTTATTAGCAATCATTTTGTATTTATCAGTACTGTAAGATGTTCCCTGTGTTTTGCTATCTATAACTATCTTATTTGAACTATCCTCAAGATATATAAGAACCTTAAGAGCTTTTATAGTTTCAACTTCTTCAAATGCTCCATCAACAATAAGTTTTTCAGTGTGTTTAAATTCTATTGTCGTAGGATTCAATTCTATTCCTTTATCAATTGTATCTATAATTTTTTTAGCTTTTAAAGTAGACATCTAACATCCATCTGCCCTTCTCATAGATGTTTTGTATCCTGTAGCTTTACTTGGATTTAAATTAGCCTGTTCTTGTAAATAATCAGCCTGATACATAGCGGCCAAGTTGTTCCAATAATCTGGATCAGCATTTTCCACTTCTATAGGTCCTACTTTTATTTTCTTATCAGTATTAGCTTTCATTAAACAGCCACGCCAACTAGCTTTAAGAACATTATTGTCATTAACTGCAAGTAAATTATTTAATTCTTCATCAGTAAATACAGGATATTGGCTTTCATTTAAATTAATCTTTAATATTTCTAAAGGTGTAAGTTCCATTCTTATTCACCTTCTTCTATTTCAGCATATTTTCTTAGCTCCCCTAAATCACATTCCTTAACTTCAAATTCTTCATCAATTTTAATATGTTTACCTCCATATTTTATATATTGCTTAGCCTTAGCTTTTAAAGTTTTTTCTTCTACTTTCTCATCTTCCATAGCATTTATATTTTCTTCTTTGGACTTTGCCATAATAAAAATCTCCTTTCTTATATAAAACTAAAGAGCAGTCATATTGACTACTCTAATTAATATACTGTTGCAAAGAATACTTCATCTGCCCTGTCAAATGAAACAATAGGCATAACTGATACTTTTGTATCTACAGTAACTGGGTCCTCTTTTACCATTGTTGTTACTGCAATACCTGTGTCCACCATATAAGTATCTAATTTAGATGAACCTGATTGCTTGTCAAATTCTTCTGGAGTTGTACCATAAACAGTATTGCCCAAAGTTGTTCCACTCATAAGTGTTATTTTGCCATCTGCATAGTATGGAACTGGATCAGCACCCTCATATGGAATATAAGTAGCATCTTCTAAAAATACAACTGTTAATTGAAGTACCTCTTTAACAAATTGAATATAATTTGCTTGACTTAATATTAGTGAAGTATTTAAATTACTATTTTTAATATGATTAGTAATAGCTTTATTAACTAAGAATGTACTATCAAAGGTATTTTCTGTTAGCAATAATGTTTTAGGCTTTGCATATTGGTCATTTGTAATAGCTTTCTGCCATGCTTTAATATCTCCTATAATATCAGCATCAGGATTTGCCCACTTATCTGTACCTGTTAGCACCTCTCTATGATTAGATGGTACTCCATAATCTACTACAATATCTCCATCATCCGAAGTGAAATTTAATAATCCATTTTGAATTACTGATGATCTCATTTTCTTTGAAATTATATTTGCTCCATCTATTAAATTAGAATAGTTCTCAAACACCTGTCCTAATAATGCATTTACAAAATTCTCATTATTTGCTCCTATTGCATTTTGTAGATCTCTTCTAGTTGTTTCATCTATCCCCATACCTTCTTTGAAGAATGGTATTTCAGTTGACTTTACATTTAAATCAGCACTTAATGCTCTCATTTTTGTATTTGCATCAAAAGTACTCATTTTTAGAGCTATTGGCTTCTTTTTAGCACCTTTAGCCATTTCTAACTTTGTACCACTAACTTTTTTATCAGGGAATAGAGCTTTATCTATTGTTTGTTCTACTGGTAGCTCTTTAATATAAAGAGCTATGTTTTTTGAATTAATATAATCTCTTAAATTAGGCATATATAAATCCTCCTTACTCTCCAAAAATTATTTGTTTTAATGCTGCCATTTCAACTTTTTTAATAGCTTCATCTGAATTAAACTTAACTGCATCTTCATATAAAGCACCATGGACAAATACTGGCACTACTTCTGTTGCATCATCTTTATCTTCTGTTGGTGACATTGAGCCTTTGAAAGATATATCTTGATATACAACACCAAATACATCTGTTTCACTTGAAGTTGAAGTTACTTTTTTACCATCTTTAGTAATTAAAGTACCTGCTAAAAGCACCTCATTTTCATCTAAAAGTGGTTTTACATCACCTTTTCTTATTTTGATAGGCAATGAAATAAAATGATCTCCAGCTATTAATCTTAATTTATTTTGTTTAGCACCTATTGTATAGCTTGATTGTCTCAAAATACATTCCTCCTTTATTTTTATTTAGCAAAGTCTGTTAAACTTTTTGCTTTCATATTTTCTGCTCTTTGCTTTCCTAATTCTGAAGCAAAGTTTGTTTTATTTGGCTGTGTATCATTATTACCACCAGTAACAAATGATCCTGTGCCTTTTATTTCTTTATCAAATAAATATTCATGACTTGTTTTAAGTGGCTCTATTTGTTCTTTAAGACCTATGACATTATCTCCATCTACCTTAAGCTTATCTTTGTCTATAAGTGTCATAATTAACTTTTTATCCTTAATACTAAAAGCCCCTAAACCTTTTTCTAAGGCATTATTAAAAGCTATATCTGATAATTGTTTCTCATAAGTTTCTTTTTGTGTTTTATTATCTAATTCTAATTGCTCAACTTTTTCTTTCAATCCATCAACATCTTTATATTCTTCTTTTAAATTATTTATTTGTTTATCTCTTTCACCAACTTGTTTTTTATATTCCTTTGCCTGTTCATTTACCTGATCAAATCTAGTTTTTAAAATGAATGAACCACTTGAAACATCTTCAAAATCTTTTTTATCTAATTCTTTTCTTTTATCTTCTGAGAGAGCATTGAATGCTTCTTCTCCTATAATATCTTTTATATGTGCCATTCTTTCTTTTCCTCCTTAATCTTAGGCATAATAAAAGCACCTACTATTTTTACTTAGTAAGTGCTTTTATTTTTCTATTTTATATGGTTCTGACATAAATTCTTTATATTCATCTTTTGCCCATTTAGGTGCATTCTCTTTAATTTGTAAACCATCATCTGTATAATACCCATAACCTTCTTTTAAAAATCTTGGCTCAGGTTGATCCATCTTTATCACCCTTTCATTTTTATATATTCTTTTAATTTCTTTTCTACTTTTTCTCCAAATACTTTAGCAAATTTTCTTGGATTTTCTCCACCAAAATATTCTGCAAATGTTTCTGCAAAAGCTTCTTCTGGCTTAGTTCCCCCATATCTGCTTACAAGTTCAGCTATATTTTTAAAACTAATATCTTCATTATATTTTTTATTATAATCTGAAATAGTATTTTCTATAAATTCTTTGCACCAATTATTGCTAGATATACCGCTGTCCTTATCAAGCCATTTCATAGAATCAGCAATATGATGACCGTACTCATGTACAAATGTTTTATGTGGCTTAGCATTAGCTACTGTCCACTTACTTTTAATACATTGTTCTATATAACTATTATTATACCCTTTATCAGTAAAATATGCACCATTTAAAGCTAGTTCTACTGCTTGAGGTTTGTTGATGTAATATTGGTAATAGCCTACTGCATTCATCCTTGCTTTGATTTTTATTATTGGTAATTCAACTGGATCTATCTCCTTAAATCCTTCAAAATAACTATGAAACTTATCTAGCCAATTAACTGAATCTTGTAATATATCTTTATTTATAGGATATTTAGTACTGTCCGAAAACTTTATTTTATAATTATCTATTAGATGTTTCTTTATCTCTCTTTTATTCTTAAATTCAGTATAGTTTCCTTTAAAATCTTTCCATTGTATTTCTTTAGACTTTTTCTTAGGATATTCTATTATATTTAATTTCTTATTATCTTCATACCATTTATCTAACTTAGAATTAGATTTTCCTTTATTCCATGCTTTAAGCTCTTTAATAGCCTTATTTATATCTTCATTTTCCTCAGTAAAGTAACATAAGCAATTAGGATGTTGTAATGGAACTTCATTAGGCTTAAATACCCTTCCATCATAATCATCACAAATATCTGTTTTACCATGCATCCTAAAACTATGACTAGCACTTAAATTCCACTTAATCCCTTTATTAAATGGATTATTCTTAGCATTTTCTATTGTTGTTTCAGCAAATGAATGAGTAATTGATGTTCTAGCTAATCTTTGAGCTTGATAAGATATACTTTCATTCATACCAACTTCTAAAGTTTTAGCTTCTATTCTTTTAGCTGGATTTATATATCTTTCTAATTGTTGAGCTAATTTTCTAGCATTAGCACCTTTAGCTACATTAACTTTTATTAAAGTATCTATATCCTTAGCATTACTTTTAGTTACATTCCAAATTCTTTTATCTAATGTTTTACCATCTTCATAATACTTTCCTCGTATAAGTTTTTTTACTGTACTAGCTGACGTATTTATAACTGATTTATTAAACATAGATCTTAATTTAACATCATCAGTTATACTATGATAATAAGCTAAACTTGTTGTGCTAGCTATTTGTGAACTAGATTTAATGTTACTTTTAATAACATTATTTAATTTGTTATTTAATTCATTTATGTAAGCCTGGACTATTTCTTCCATTCCACTTAAATGTTGTTTGCTTGAACTAGTTTTACATGAAGAAATTTCACTTGATAATTCTTTAGCTAATTCTTGATATATTCTTAATAATTCTCTTTCCTGCTTCTTATTAAGCTTTAAAAATTCTTTTCTGGCATCTAATATCCTCTGTTGGTATAAATTCATTATTCATCACCAACAATTCCTTTATTATTAGACTTATCATCTAAATTGTCTAATTCATTATCTAAAGCCTTATTGTATTGATCTGATTCTGCATTAATCATCATTGCTTTTTCATCTAATATTTCTTCAAAAGCTTTTTCAACATCTTCTTCATCACTGTATTCTTTAATATAAGATTTCCTACTTCTAACATCTGCTTCTACTTCTTTCATAGCTAAAGTTTTCTTTTCATCTTCATCATTAGGAATAGGATAGTTTTGTTTTATAATCTTAGTATATTTCATTTGTACCCAAGCTTTATTGAATATCCCTGGATAGCACACTGACCCTACTTCAATAATGAAATTCATTAAAGATAATAAAGGCTTTTCCCAGTCATTAAATTTCTCTTCACATCTAGCAATTAAGTCATTATAAAGATATACCATAGCTTTGGCACTAGGTATATTATTTAAATCACTTATCTTAGGCATATCTAACGTTTCTTTCATATCACTATCTGCTCTATCAAGATAAGAATCCAATGCTGAACTACTACCTATATTGTATTCTTGTCTCTGAATAGTAGCTTGCTTCCCTTCTGCTAGCGCTTCATCTCTAGTTTTTATTGCATGTACTGCATTAGGAGCTATAGTTAATCTATTTACATCATCTTCATTACCATCAATTATACTTTCAGAACCAAACATCTGGAATCTTAAAGCATCCGCAAAGTCACTATTTCTTTTATTATATTGATTTTGTGCATCTCTTAAGTCTGTAATGTCACTTTCACCAAAAGTATTATTAAGTTCTCCACCATTTCTTATAAGCCAACATGGAATAATAGAGAATCCTGTGTCTTGATCTATAGTTAATTCCTTTTGTAGTTCAATGTTTTTATACGTTTCTTTTCTATACCAGGCTTGAAGTGCCTTAGTATTTTCATCTGCATTGTAATAATAAGTATGCAAATAATAAATCTTATCCTTATCTTCTTCCTTATAAACATTCATTTCATCTTCTTCAAAGAAAATAGCTTTTAACAACTTTCCATTCTTTTCTTTATAAAAGAAATTTTCTATACTTTCATATTTGATTGTAACAGGATCTCCTGGATTAGCTTCTGCTCTAAGTAGTACCCTTTTCTTTATAGTAGCTTCTAAGAATGCTTTCCTAGTATTGTTCCAGAAATTATTGTTTTCAAATACATCTTCTATAAATTTTCTTAGTTCTTCACACTGCTCTTTATCCTTTAAATCATCTGCCTTAAATATCAATGTTGGCTTCTTACCAAACATCCATCTAGCTTGTTTCTTAAGAAGTGGCTTAACTTTATTTCTTATATCTTGTGTGGGGCTATAATCAACATTATCATCTACTGGCCAATTCTGACCATATAGTGCTGGATTTTGTTTTGCTTTTTCTAAGTCTATAGATTTTCCTTTGTAATAATAGTAATCAGTAAATACACGTTTTCTTTCAGCTATTTCATTATCCGGTAACTTTAATAATGTATCTCTTATAGTTCTTGCTTGTTTTTCCACTAAAATACTGTACCTCCTTTCCTTCCGTATGGATCAGTAGTTGTATTTCTTGCAACAACTCCTTTTCCTTTTTCATATACTGAATTATCATATTTTTTCTCTTTAATATCAGCAACTTCATATCCATCTAATGCATACCATATTGCACTAAATGTATGAGGATCTATACTAAATTCATCTTCTATAATTTCACCATTTTTATCTACTGCATAAGTTAAATCTTCTAGTTCATCTATAACATCTGGACAATCTTCTGAACAAATTATCTTTTTAAATCTCTTAACCTTTTTAGTGTTTTGGAGTCTACTGCCTTGGAACTTTTTAGCACCCCTCATATTAAATCCTTCTTGTTTATAATATTTAATGGTCTTAGGCTCTGCACTGTCTGATCTAATTAGTTCCTGTGTTTTCTTAAATTCTGCTATTTCTATTGCTGTTTTATCATCTGTCATTTGGTTCTTGTAATACTGCCAGTAAATATATAAAAACTTATTCTTATCATCTATAGCTAACCTAACTATTGCATTGTATGAAGTCTCAAATCCAAAGTCCATACCAACTCTATAAATAGGATTTTTAATATTTTGAATTGCTTGAAGTACTTCGTAATGAGGTTTCTTTTCAAACTGTGGTAATACTTTTCTACCATTAACTCCAAATCTGCCTCTTCTAGCTATTCTATATAAATCAATATCATATGTTTTTAATTCATCTAGTTGCTCTATATAAGTTTTAGGCAAAAATAAATTATCATCAGCCAAACTGTGATGATAATAAGTATTATTCTTTATAATTATTCTTTTTTTATAAAGTTCGTTATCATCTAAGATAAAAATTTTCTTTTTATTATCCATAAAGAAGTGTTTATAACACCAATTATTCTTTGATACTGGATTGGTAGAAAGTATCATGTGTAATTTTAATGTTGGATGTCTTAATCTTCCTAGTAGTTCTTTAAATCCAGCATACTTCACTTCTGAACATTCTTCTATCCATACTATAGACACATTATTAATAGATTTTAACTTAGCTGGTTTATCCATACCTTTAAATATAATCTTACTACCGTTAGGGAATCTTATTTGCATAGGAGAAGTAATACATTTAATCCTATTATCAAGTTCCATCTCTGTAATAATCTCTTCAAACAAAGAAAAGCATGAATCTCTAATAGTGTCATATACTTCTCTCACCACTAAGGCTGTTCTTTTTTCTTCTAATAGTTTAAGTATTAATTTTAAAGCTACATGGTAACTCTTAGATGATCCATAACCACCTACTAAAAAATAAAACTTTGTATTCCAATCAAACAGAAAATCTTCAAAGTGGGGATTAACTTCCTTTTCTATAGCCATTAGTCCTTACCCTTTCGCTTGATTAGTATTTCTATAGGTTTATCATCTTTGGTATTTTTATTTTTTTCATAGTCTAATTTTTCTTGAGCCATCTGAATCTTAGCTTTTTCATTATCTATTTTTATTTTACTTTCAGTAGGTAGAAGATCTAATCTATCACTTAGCCATTGTAGAGCCTTCATCTTATCCTGGAGCCTAATACTTGCACCATCTTTACCTTGTTTAACTTCATTTATTAGTGTTCCATCTATATTAATTGATTCTTTAAATTTAACTGTATTGACTATCTTAGTTACTGGTTCTCCTGTTTCTTTATCAACCACTGGCCCAAAGGCGCCCATAACAGATACTTCTTCTTGTCCAAACTCCACATAGTCAGTTATATCTGCAAATGCTATATCTATATATTTTTGGATTACACTTTTCTTTATGAACTCTTTATTGAATTGTGCTGCATTAAGCCTCTCTATTTGTTCCTTTATCTTAGTATTCCTTAGTAGATTACTTCCATTAACCATAGCTGTTTCATACGAACAACCATATACCTTTTTATATGCTTTAGTCGCATTTAAACATCTACTATATATAACACAAAAGAGCCTTTGCTTATTAGTAAGTTCAGTATTCCCTAATACCTCTTTTACTTCTTCTGCAATAGACTCTTTATTATTATTTTTATTCTTAGTTTCTGTTGCAACATTCTTTTGTTGCGTTGCACTCTTTGTTGCAACATTTTTATTTATTTCACAATCCCAGTTTTCTCTATTCTTTCTGGACCTTAAGGTAGAATATTTAACTCCATGCTCTTCTGCAAATTCTTTTAACTTTACATTACCATTTAATTTTAAATATTCTTCTTTAATTAATTGCCAATCTGGTCCTCTTATATTTTCCATATCACCACCTCGTTGCTAGTTGCTTTGTTTGTTTTGTATATAAAAAAGAGCCCTTATGAGCTCTTCGTTAAATTAATATGTTTTGTTACAATTTAATTAATCAAAATCCCTATCAACTTCAATTATCTGTCCTGTGTTAGCATTTATTTTTACTTCATAAATTCCAGCAGTGGTTCTAATGCTAACTTCGTAAACTAATATACCATCTTCAACATCTAACTCAACTCTTACTACCTGTCCTGGAACCTGCTGTAGTGCAATTTGCACAGCTGCTTCACTACTAATGCGATAATTTCTCCAGTATCCATCCCATAAAGCATAATAATTAGGTATCATTATAAAATCATCTTCCTTTTTCAATATTTACATAATTATTGTATTCAATTACTTAAAGATTAGTGACTTTTAGCCATGTATACTCTTAAGTTATCTCTTACTTAATACTCTTAATCTATTTTCCCCATGTTCTTTGCTTTATACTTCCACCTTTACCCCTGCAATAACTATCATGTGACATTAAATCCATAACATCATTAAAGGAGAGGTCATCTTTCTTACCTCTCCTACGTTTTTTATTATTCTGTTTTCTATTTTTATTTAATTGTTTATGTGTGTTCGGCTGCTGTGTTTTTAATATCTTTTCTACCTCCTACCTCCCATATTTTATTTAATATGAATATAGTCTCCTAATCAATTTTAGGTATGTAAAAAGCACCTAAGGCTTATTCCTTAAGTGCTATCTAACATCTAACTATTTATTTGTTCCTTCATACTCTCTTACTTCAAAAGATGCTATCTTATCATGTACTATATATTCTTTAACTGTTTTATAAGGATTAATCTTTTTATTGAATGAATATAATGATGGACCTTTACCATTAGATCTTTCCTCAAACCAATTTATAAACTTTTCTACTTCTTGCATACTCACATCATATTCTTTTGTAGCTCCATTTACTAGAGATATACTCAATATAGCATTGTTTTTATTTTCTTCTACTTTTTTAGTAACATTAACTTTACAAGTAGCTGTTAAATCAGTACCTTCTACTTTAGCTGTTATTGTTACTTGTCCCTCTTTTATAGCTGTTACTTTACCTTCTTGATCTACCTTAACTATACTTTCATCACTTGATGACCATACTACTTTCTTATTAGTAGCATCTTCAGGTAATACTTTAGCATTTAGCTTATCTGAGCTACCTTCTAATAGATCCATAGATGTTTTATCTAATGATATAGACTCTACTTTAATAGTTTCTTCAGTAATTTCTTCATAAGATTTTAACTCCCCATTTTCATTTATATCAATGGCATCAATTATACTATATTTATTTGAATGTATTTGTATCTTTACATTATGTTCTTTATTTTGTAAAGTAGGACTTTCAAATAACAATAATGGAGTAGGATTATGTAGAGATGATTGAGAACTAAAATGATAAATCTTATTATCTATATTAATAGATATATTTTCATCACTTATATCAGTTTTTGCTCCAATAATTCTAATTTTTGTTCCAACAAAATTAAATTTACAAGTAGAACCTATTGAAGATGGATTTAATTGTGTCCATGTCTTATTATAATATCTACTGTCATTAGTTCTTTTATCAAATTTACCTTCATATATGATATTTTTATTAGAGTCATCATATCTTTTCCATCCTTTTTCAGGTTTTATAAGCTTATCTCCAAGTTTAGCGCTGTTCTGTGGAGTATTATTTAAATTATGTGTTCCTATAACAAAATCATTATTTTCCTCCGCATGAGCAACATAAGCATTATTTACACCACTAAATACAAAAACAAATAATACTAACATACTCATAATTAAACCTATTTTCTTTTTCATTGTGTTGTCCTCCTTATTCTTGATACCTATATTATATAATTACATCTTTCACCATATCAAGAATAAGATTCCTACAAATTCTCTTATATCTTACAAAATTATTAATTTTTTTTACAATAATTAAATTTAGATTAAATAATATCATGCTTTATATTAATCTACTTACTTTAATATAAAAAGACACCTAGAATTAACCAAGTGCCCTTTAGTACATACACAATATATTTATTTTTTATTTTAGCAGTTACCTTGTACGATAAGTCCCTGCTTTATATATTTTTGCTTAATATCATAATAACATAAGTAAATCGGACAATGGGGACAACTTTATTTTAAAAATCTTTCTGCAACTTTCCTAACACTTTCCGTAGTAGTTCCTCCGCCCACATTGGCAGCTACCTCTTCCCATGTTAGTCCATTTATATATCTTAAACTTATAATCTGCCTTGTTAAACTATCTTCTATACCTTCTATAAATTCATTTGTTTCTTCTACCAAATCCATCAATTCACTTATTCTTCTACTTAATTTCTTTCTTAATCTAATTGTTTTCCTGTTATACTCTTCGTAGTCTACACCCTCTATAGTAAAACTTCTTTGCACATAAGGGAAGTGAGAACTAGAACCTTTTACTTTATCAATTGCCATTGTATATTCTAGATTATCTATTTGTTTCTTTATCGCTTCTATTTCTGTTTTTAGATATCTTAATTGCTTTAATTGTTCCTTATCCATGCTTGTCCTCCTATTCATAGAACCTACTTTTGTTCCAAGTTTTACTTTTATTTAAAATTTTAATTTCTTTTATATCAAAAGGTTTTATTCCGGCTACTAGGTTAATAATCCTATCCATAGCTGCATCAAGTTTTCTGAATTGAGATTTTTGTTCTTCTGTTAATTCTAATCCAGCTAAATCAAATTCATCTAAATCACTATTAGTCATACTGCTTTTACCCTCCTAATTTCCTTCCCTTTTAGGTTGTAGACTATTCCATGGTCCATATCTATTCTTCCTTTTATTCTTTTTCTGCCTCTCTTTAAAATGCATGGATAAGTTATTGTATAATTTTCCTCAAATAGCTTTAGTTGTCCATTGAAGTACTTGTCCATCTATCCCTCCATGCTTCCATGGTTATTCCTCCTTTATATTCCATTCACATGGTACTGTCCCACAATTTGTTTTTAAACTACAACTATCCATATGAAGCTCCTGTACATCATATAATTTACACTGATCACAATGTTTACTTTTTTCACATTCTTTTTTAATTTCTTTTAAAGCATTTATTAATTCTTCCCTTTTCATTCTTAACCCTCCACAATCTTAGTATGTTATTACACTAGTACAGTTAAGGTGTAGAAATACATAGTTTAATCCCTACACCTATTTAGTTTTAAAACTGTCTTTTCCAAATAACTTTTATACTCTTATATTTCTCTTTTAATGTTTCATACAACTCAGTTACCTGTAATCCTGTATTTTCTCCATTGCAAAACCAAACCCCATATTCACTATCTTTATTAGGCTTTCTATATCTTAACTGGAGCTTTTTATCATCACATTGTAAGTTAACATTACAATGTGTCATAAGCACTAAATAAACATTATCTCTTTTCGCCATTGTTCCCCCTCTTTTCATTAGTAAGTTAATCTTTGACCGCAGTTTGAACAATACTTCCAATTCACTGCTGATTTACAAACTGGGCATGCTTGACTTATTGTTTTTGTTCTTATAACCTTCTTAGGTACTTGTTTTTCTAACGTTGATATAACTAATTCATCATAAGGACTTCCATAACCATTGAAATATTCTATAGCTTTTTTTATTTCTTTATCTGTATTTTCTTTTCTTGCTTTTAACTCCCTATATTCTGCATCTGCTTTCTCTATTTCTTTTGCAAGTTCCGGATTCTTTTTAATAGCTTTTCTTATTTCTTCTTCTGAATCTATTTTATGAAATGGCATCATTTTTCACCTTCCTAAGATATTTTTTTATATTCATATTTGATATTTTCCTCACTTAATTGTGCATAAATTTGAGTGGTTGATGGGTTCTCGTGGCCCATCAAATGTTGTAACACTGGTAGTGACATACCGCTATTAATCTTGTAGGTTGCAAAAGAGTGTCTAAATAAGTGAGGATGTATTGACTTTTCTATTCCTGCCATATTCGCTATCTTTTTAAATTCTCTTTGAATACTCCTTTTTCCTAATCTATGATAAGGTCTTTTGGATGTAACGAATAATGCTAGATCATCATCTTCCCTTGAAAATAAATATTTTTTTAATAAAATTTTAGCTTTTGTATTAAAGTAAACTTTTCGTTCCTTATCTCCTTTACCAACTACAAATAGACTCATTTCATGCCAATTAATATTGTCTTTATTTACTTTAAAAACTTCATCCAGTCTGCATCCTGTAGATATTAAGAACTCTGTCAATGCCTTTTGTCTTTCCGTTTCGCAAGCTTGTCTTAATAATTCAGCCTCTTCCTCTGTTAATGGCTTCCTAACTCTTTTAGGCTGTTTAGTTTGCTTTAACTTTTTAGCTGGATTTTTAGGTATATACTCTTCATCTGCAAGCCAACCAAAGAAACTTTTTAAAATTGATATTTGTCCGTTCATGCTACTTGGCTTCATATTTTTGCATCTAGCTGCTAAAAACATTCTTAAATCCATTGTTTCTATAGCCGCTAAAGGTTTTCTTAAATAATCTGCAAATATTATTAAGTTATATCTGTAATTTTTTAATGTTTCTATACTTAAACCATCCAGCTTTTTAGATGCTAGATATATCTGTAATTTCTCCTCTATATCGCTACTTACAAGGGCCGTCTCCTCTGGCAATACCCGGTATTTATACAATACTTCTTCTGCTATACTTCTAACTTTTAATTGATCTATGTCTGGAAATTCTAAAGATAATTTTCCAACCAATTTAATTACAACTTCTTCTTTACTACTTGAACTATACATATAAATACCTCCTTGTATATTGCCATTAAGGCCAGTTTAATTTTGATAGAATTATGATTTAATATTTAATCCTCCTAAATTGAAAATCTATTTACTATATTCAGTAATTCCTCCTCAGAAGCTTGGTATTCATGAATATACTGATAACCACTCCAGTTATCTACTCCACAAGCTTCTAAGGCATCTAGCTTATCCTCAGCCTTTAATAATTCTAAAAATCTTTGTTCACTTATTTGTACCATTTAATATTCCTCCCTTAATAGGTATAGTAGCCTTATTATTTATACATATTATTCTCATTATCATTTTGTTGTACTTAATAGTTTTGAATTACGACGTAAAAACACTGTAAAATTCAAATTTGAATAATACAGTGTTTTAATAAATCGTTCGTCTTTTCAGTTGTTACGTTAAATAAGAATATTCCGTATTATACTTTAGCCTCCACCAGTTCCTGCCGAATTAACATACCAATACTTTACCTTACCAAAGTAAATATACTTATAGTCTATATCATAATGGTCTGGACCGATAGCAGGATTATTACAAATGTATAGTGTACCATATTGTTTGTCAGCAATTGGTAGTTCAGAAATCTCTGTCTTAAATGCTTCTATAAAATAACCTTTTAAAAATAGGTCCTTTCTTATAACTCTTTCAATAGTTGAATGAGTATAAATATGAAATCCTATAAATGATAATAAAATAGTACACGATAAGATTATTTTAACTACTTTACTTCTCAATTTTCCCCCTCCCATAGATTAATTCATCATATTTTACTATTTTAACTTAACTAATGGTAATTATATCATATTTATACTATCTTATATGGTTATTTTTGTAACAAAAGTAAAATATCTTGCTTTTTTAACACTGTATTATTTAGTTTTCAAAGAACATTGTTCGTATTTCAAATTTCAATAGTTATGTCGCCTAAATTTCATATTCCGACTCTCTTTTCTCTTTGTCCCTGTTCTCCTTTGTTCCATAGCATTCTAGTAAACTCGTGTATATACTGCATTTGCCTATATTTTCTATAGCAATAATCTTTAAGATCTGTCTTATTAAACTTTTCTTTTAACGCTAACTTTCCAGCATTAGATGCTATATTTGCCCATCTATCTGAAAGGACCCATGCTTTTTTACTTATTTCAAATGCTGTTAAATAATCCTCTGTACTTAGATTTAAAAACTTATTGGCTATGTCATAGTATTGATTTACATCTTCAGGAAACAGACTATCAAAGTCCGTTCCCCTTTTTTCTATTACCATAGCCATACCTATTTAACCATTTCAAAAACTTGCTTGTACTCTTCTGTAAAGTTTTCTAGCTGTTCTATATTTTCAAAGAACATTGTTAAACCTTTATTCTGCAACTCTACACCTTTTTCACAAACTTTATATTTTCCGTTCTCTCCTTCTACTGTCATAGACAGTACTTTTAATTTATTTCCCATGGGTTTGTCCTCCTTAACTTCTTTATCTTCTTTTATAACTTTTTCTGCTTTTTCTATTTCTTTTACTTCTGCTGCTAATTTACCATTAGGATTATATTTTTTATCCCATTCTTTTAATTTTTCTTTTTTATCCTTTGTTTGGTTTTCACCCTCTATAATATCCATTATTTTATTTGCTGCTCTTTCTGTTTTTCTCTGTTCCTTCGCCTCTTGATAAGCATTTATTATCATTGCTTTACTCATATTAGGAAATTTAAATAGGATTTCTTCTATAATTTCATTTTTCTTCTTTCCACCATCTAACATTGAATTTATTAAGTCTAATACACCTTTTTCAATTTTGTTCTTTGCCATTTGTATATTTCCACTCCTTTTTAATTCTTCATTTAACTTATAAGATTTTTCATCTTCCTCTTTCATAAAATCTGTCGCCATATTGAATATTTTTTCTATTTCACTATAGTTAAGTCCATACTCAACCAATGAAGCATTTATAACCCTTTGATAACTTACTAAAACTGCTGTTACCTTTTCATTAGTTACATAATTCATTGCTTTTACTTGTGTAGGTGTTAGGCTTTGTATAGATTTCATCATCTTATCAATTTCTCTTACTTGCCTTCTTTTATCTGTTCTATTCACTTTCTTCCACCTCTGGATATTCTAAATATTCACCACAATAAGGACACTTGGGCAATAAATAAGCGTGTACTTCATTGTTCAATCTCAATGTTTTATCCCCAACATATTCAACCTTCATTTTTAAACCTCCTAAGCACTCTTTATTATCTCCATCACATGTATTCTTCCTATAGCGGTATGCTTATTTCCAAATACTATATTTAAAATTTCATTTCCAATGCCATATTCATGTGTAATAGTTCCTTCTATAAGTTCTTTTCCATGCTGAGCCTTTACAAAATCTCCTGGTTTAACTTTCTTTTGTATAGATTGTAGATCTTCCACTATATCCTCTTCTATAACTTCATCCTCTAAATAGGTGGCTTGTACATTATTAAACTCTAATGACCACCCTATGGTATTTATACTAATAACCTTATCCTGCAACTCTAAAATAATATTCTCGTCACCTTTGCGCCTAATTTCCTTTAGTGCCTTATGTTTAGATTTGATTTCTTTTAGTTTTTCCTCTTGAATTTCGTTAGGTTGTAAATCCTTTTGGTAAAGAAGTATCTTGTCCATAGGCAGTACTGGTAATTTCTTTTCCTTGGTAAATTCTTCTTTACCTTGTACATTTACATATATAGTTTTAAATCCCTCTGCAGCAGTCAGCTCTATCCCAAGTCCTCCACCAAAATATTTTATTATTCTGGATAAATTATCATTTTCCATAACTTTATTTTTATCTAAGAATTTTTGTTGTTCCTCTGTTGGGTTTAAAGGGTTTACTGTTTTATCATTTTTACATATTGTAATTTTATTGGTAAATTCTGTAACGCAAGCAGTGTTTTCCATTGCTTTTTTAGGAGTTTCTTTAAACTCCATATCTCATATGGTTAATTGCCCTGGAGTAAGTTCCATAACCTCTCTTCCTTTCAAGGGGCATATAGCCCCAATCTATTTAGCTGCCTTCAGATTAAACTTTAACTGTTTATCTGCCTTTTTAAGCATTTTAAAATCTTCATCTTCAAACCCTTCTAATAAATTAGGTATTGGGCTTAAAGTAGTTTCCCAGCCTAATCCTAAGTTTCCTATTACCTCTTTCCATCCTTTAACGTCTGGTTCTATTAGCTTGTCTCCATCAATCTGTTTTAAGCAGCTATATATGTGTGCTACTACTTGCTCTTTTGATATTCTAGACATCCAAAATTCTCTACTCTCTATAATAAATTTATATCCTGTAAGCTCTGTAACTTGTTTTGGAGCTTTCTTAATCCACATAACATCATCAGATTTACTCATTTCATCTCCTACATAATCTATGTCCTCAATAAATAAAATCTTTTCCACATTAACACGACTTAACTCTGGAACCTGTCCCATAAGATTTTGTTTAATTTTTAAGGCCATAGGTTGATATATATCATTTTTAATCCAATGCTTAATATCATACTTTCCATTACCTAGAGCTCTTATTTTTTGAATTTTTCCGTCTCCTGTAGCTTCTGCATACTGTAAGTTATAACCTATACATTCTATTTCCTTTACTTCTCCTGTTAGCTCATTAAGTATTTTTATTTTTGGCATTTTTTATTCTCCCTTCTAATCTTCTTTAGCTCATCATATTCTATCCATCCAGTTGAGCTATACTTTAAGGATCTCGCTACCCATGTAAGTTTTAAATCTGGATATTTATAATCAAACATTTTCCTTCTCATTTCTCCTTGTTGAGTACTCATACCCTTAACATCTATTAATTCTTCTTTACCATCTAAATGATATATTAAAAAGTCCGGTGCATATGTTATAGCTCTATATGTCTTTCCATTCTTCTTGAATCCTGGTTGTAATTCATACTTAGGCTGTAACTCAAAATTTAAAATTTTTTCTTGGGATTTAAGTTTTTTAAGATACTCAAAATATTTCCCTTCATCCTTACTATCAAAAGTAATTCCATCTATGACAATTTTCTTAGCTCCATATTTGCTCCTATTCATCTCTGTCCCTCCAATCTAATATGCCTTTTACTGCTCCTCTTTCTGCACCTGTTCATGCTTTCAATTACCGTTGCCTTATACTCCTGTTCTCTCCTACGTCTTCTTTTTGCTTGTGCTTTTAATATGTTTTTTACAAACTCCTCTTTGCTTATTTCCATAAAAACACCTCGTATTATAGTATTAATACTCTAGTACACAATAAGTATAAGCATGTCCAAAGTTAGCCCGTACCTAAAGTATTAATTAGCTACTTCTGCACTTTATTATTTTGCTTTTCTTTGGCTTATTTTTTGATGCAAGTCTGCTATAATAATTGCAGTTCTTGTTAAATCAGCATCTTTTTGTATTAGTTTATTTCTGTTCAGTATCAATAACTGTTGTCTTGATACCAGAATAAGATTATCAGGATTAAAATTATGTTGATTACCATCACCAAAAATAACAACATAGCCTTTCGGAACTGGTCCATTGCATTTTTCCCAAATCAACTGCTGCTTTAGCCTCCATTTATTCGGCTCTTCTACTTTAATTTCTGTATATCCATCTACTGTTATTCTTTCACTTCCCACCGGTCTATGATTTATTGGAGTGCTACCTTTCTTAAACCATGTTTTTTCACACCCCTTGGCATATACACCTTTTATGCCCTTGTTGAATGGTATGTGTCCTGGTTTAAATCTACCGTCTAAGCCGCTATCTAATTTATGATTTTTTTTAAATGATTTTATTTGTGAAATTTTTAAATCTAATCCAAAGTTATTATTAAACATTTCTGTTAATTCTCTATTACTTCTACCTTTAACATTCTTAGTTATAAATTTAATTTGTTCTTTTGTATATTGATAGGCCATCTTTAACTCTCCAACATTTTAGGTTTCTTTAGATCAGCATTAAGTTTATCGTTATTCTCAAACACTTTAGCTGCTTCAATAACCAAAGAACCATTTGATATAATTTGACTAGCTACAGAAGTAACGGCCTTAGCTCTATTGATTTCTTCTGCAAGTGCATCTCCCTTTAAATCTTCCTCTCCCAATCTCTCAAGTTGCATGAATAGATGATTATTTAAATCACCAAGTGTATTTTTCATAATGCTCTCTCCTTTAAAATGCTTTTCCATACTTATATGGTCTATCTTTGTTCTTTATCATCCTCATTTATTGTTATTTTCAATCCACATTTACAAGTTCTTGTATAAGTATCATCTTCGATTATTATTCCACCCTCACCATTACCAATCTTATTATTTCCACATTTAGGGCACTTCTCATATTTTTTCATTATGGGTAACACTGCTCTTACATCCATAATTAACACCTTCTTTTCAATATTTATTTAGTTAATAACCTTCTTGCTGTCTTTTAATGTTTGTCTCATATTTTTTCAAATAAGACTGATTCATTTCTTCTAATGTTATTCCCAAGCTCAACCCCAATCCTATTATTGATAACAATATTGAATATCCTTGTAATACAAATTTATATACTAATAAAAATGCTTCATTAATTTCTTTATTATCTCTTTTATACTATGCATAGATTTTGTATTATCTAATATATCATCTGATGTCTGATTTAACTGATTTTCTAAACTAAGAGCCAAATGTAAGCAATCTGCAAATTCCTCTAGGACATTTTCTCTGTTTATTTCTTTATGTTGTTTCCAATGCTTAAAACTCTGTACTTCATTTGCTAATTCTCCAAGTTCAACTAATAAAGCTAGCTTCATACTTTCATATGGATACTTCTTTATGCCTGCTCTTTCTAAAATTATTCCATCAAGTTCTTCCTGTTTCTTTAAAAGATCTCTTAGATTCACTATTTTCCCAACTCCTTTAAACAGATTTTACAAATATTTTTACCTTTGAAGTTTATAACCTCTTTAGCTTCTCCGCAAAATATGCAGCATGGCTCATACTTCTTTAGTATTATTTGCTCTCCTTCTGTATAAATTTCTAGTCCATCACCTTCCTCTATATTTAAAGTTCTTCTTAATTCTTTAGGTATTACTATCCTTCCTAACTCGTCTACTTTTCTTATAATTCCAGTTGATTTCATTTTTCATTCTCCTTCCTGGAGCCAAAGCTCCTTAACCTAATAATTCTTTTAATATTTGTGTTTTCTCTTTTGCTTTTTCTACTCTTATGCTTTTCCCATCATTAAATACTGGAGTACACATTTCTAAAATCCTATCATAGGTTCTTTTTTCATACCTGTTTTCAAGTTCTCTAAGTGGTAAATTGGTTGTAATTATAAGTGGTAGTCCATTTCTGTATCTACTATCTAAAATGTTATATATTTTACTTTTAGCCCAATCTGTATCTTGCTCTGTTCCTAAATCATCTATAATTAATAAGTCTGCATTGCTTAAACTCTTTAATATAGTTTCTTCTCCTTCTTTGCCCCATGTGTTATATGTTTCTTTGATTCTATTTAGTAAACCATCTATATTTACACATATAACAGGAATCATTTTATCTATAAGAGAATTTGCTATACATGCTGTTGTATGAGTTTTACCATTACCAGGATCACCATAAATTAATAACCCTACCGATTCTTTTTTCATTTCAGAAAATTTTGCTGCATATTTAAAGCCTATATTATACATTTTCTTAGTACCTTTACTAAGATCCCAGTTATCAAATCTACTATTCTTAAACTTTTCATCTATTAATGAATTTTTAATTATGCTTTTAACTCTCAATTGTTTTTCTTTATTTTCTTCTTCAATTCTTTTAACTTCATATTTTTCTTTTTTACATGAACACATTATAGGAACAATTCTTTCTTTACCTAGCAAATTAATTATTTTTTCTACTGGTTCACCACAACTGTCACAAGTTTTTATTTTATATTCCGATACCTTCGGCTGTAAGTCTTTGCTGTTCATCAGTACTTGAGCTATTGTTTCCATCTTTTGAGTTTGCTCCTTTCTTTTTGATGTTTATATTATTCCAAATTTTTAATATTACTGGTTTACAATAGTTAAATGAACTTATCTTTTCACCTTTAAAACTTCGTTTATAATTTTTAAAAGCATCATCTATACCCTTTTTTATTACATCTACAGGCACTTTTTGTAATAATTCTTCCACTGTTTCAAATTCTTTAGGTTTAAAATTAATTGATACTATACCAGCTTTAGAACAATAATAATCTATAATTTTTTCTATGTTATTTTCTATATAAAGAAGATTATTATCTTCTTCTATATCTATATCTTCTTCTTTATCTTCTTCTTCTTCTGTTCCGTTACTTAACGTTTCATGTAACGTTACACTCCTTTTAACCTCGTTACTCCCACAAGTTTCCTCTTTAGCAGCTTCTAATAATTCTTTTTTCTTTGCTCTATGTTTAGCTACTCTTTTCTTAGTTTGTTCCCTTACTTTCTCCATACCTTCTATATTTTGATGCTTTGACCAGTTAGTAATCTTAATTAAATGATTTTCAGCTAATTCTATCATTCCAAAATCATTCAATGTTTTTAAAGCTAACCTTACTGAATTTAATGGCCTATTAAAAATAGTACTTAACATTTCTTCTGTATATGGAACATTCTCATTTAAAAAAATGTACCCATTCGCATTTGTTTTTCCTGCCTGAACTAAAAGCCTTATCCAAATATAGTGAATTGTATCTCTTTCTGGCATGGCATCTATTAGCTTTATTTTTTCATCATCAAACATATTAGTTGTTATCTTTATCCACTTAACTTCTGCCATTGTATCAACCCTTTCTTTTGTTTTATCTATAAATAAAGTAAGACATTACTGCAAAACTCCCAAACATTATTACTGTTGCTATAAGTAAAATTACATTAGCCCAAAACTTAAATCTATACTCTTTTAAAATGGATTTTTTAGCTACATTTAAAGCCTTTTTATCCTCTCCTATATTTCTTTCTAGCATTAAATCTATGTGATATAAAACTTCTCTTCTTTTCATTTTGCTATCCCCCAATGTATATTTTTTTACTTTTGTCCATATACTAATATTGAAATAGTTCGTATTCATGTTGTATAATGGGGACAAGAGCTTTGCAGAGCTCTTATCCAATTTTTATAGAAACATTAATCAAGTGGGTGCTTTGCAGAGCACCTATTTGCTTTCATCTTCCATAGTTTCAAATACTACTTCATCACTGTTGCTGTCATATTTCACACTCTAACCTCCTTTCTAAAATGGAACTACTAAGTCATAGTGATTTATTTCATCTATAAGGCTTTCCACTTCATTTTTTATGTTCTCTATCTTTCCTTCTTCAGCATATTTTAAAACCCAATTTAAACGATATATTAATGCATCTTTATCGCTTTTATCCATAACTACACCTCCTGGTCTTGTAGGAATGGTGGTAGATCTTCTTCTTCTGCCTCTGCTGTATCTTCTTTTTTACTTAATCCTTTATCTATCAATATCTTACAAGCCTTTTGTATTACCTGATCCTTAGCATTTTTCATTAACCAGTCAATATAATCAGGGGCTTCTTTCATTATCTGGCCTAAAGTTTTACCTTTATTTTTACCAAAGTTTATTTTAATGTTCCCAGCACTATTTTCATCAATATTTTGTACATGCTCTTGTTGTAAAAACTCTTGCATTTCCTCTAGGTCCTGTGTAAATACATCACTTAAGCTTGCAACTTGTAATACAGCGTCTATAAATGCTCTTTTCTTAGCCATCTTTAAAATAGTATTTACTAAATCAGCTATATGTGGATTTGGTATCTTATACTTTATAGTTCCATATCTTGTTGTCACTTTTTCTACTGTACTAGGATCTATATTTTCTGGCACTGTATCTGAATTAATGTATCTGTATTTCTTCTCCATACTGTTACAATTTCCCACACCTTGGCTCACTGGATTGCCATTTCTGTATAGAGTACATTTTATGTTATAAGCAAAGAACCCATCTTTGTAATCCTCTGTTCTTTCTAAAAATTCATACTCAGGATTAAGTCCAAACATCATACATATCTTTTCTCCACCTGGTTTCAAAAGTGTTGGTTTACTTCCTGCTCCTGCTACTACTCCAAAATCATGACCATCTTTTAAATTTTTTTGAATTACTGCTTGAAATGTTGCTATCTTTTGCATAGTTCCCTGTATAGTGCTTATATCTACACTATCTATAAGACTAGTAACTTGATTATTCTTAACTATTTCTAATTGATTTTCCATTGTTTTTCCTCCTATCTAATTCTTAAACTTTCTGTTTGTTTTATAGCTGCCCCTGGAACTTCTTTTCCTTCTTTAAGTGCAGCTAATATATCTTTTTTAACTAACTTCTTTTCAATTTCAAAATACTCTTCTGGTATGCTTTCTTCTTCTGTTATCTCAACTCTATGGGTATTTTTCTGTATACCTAATGTAAATACCTTACCTTTTATTTTTGTAATGCCTGTGGCTCTCATAGAATTTTCAGCATACTCTTTTAAATTTACTATTCTGTTTTCTAGAGACTTTCTTCTATCTGCTAGCCTCTTCTCTTCTTCTTTTAAACCTTTAGCATCCACTTCTATAGATTTAATTACTTTAGCTACATTTTCTAGTTTTATATCCATTTCCTCATGTATTTGATTTAAACTTTCTTCTAGCACTTCTTTTGCTACTTCTGGATTGTCTACTAAATCTAAAAGATTGTTATAATTTTGAGTTAACTCATATAATTTGGCCATTACAATTCCTCCTAATTATTCATTTTGGTACTATTTACAATGTTCTAGCATATACATAGATTAGAGAAGTATATGCATTTTTGCTGTAGTAAAATTTTTTAAAAAGGCTTTTCAGCCTTGCTTATCTATGGTTCTTTTTCTAATCCTTCTATAATTTTTTCTATAACCTCCGGATGATACATTTCTGACAGAATCTTGGCATAAGCAGCACAAGCTTTTCTTTCTACTTCTTCTATTGTTGTATCTTCTGGGATTTTAATAGTTACTTTTTTAATTTCTGCACCTTTTGCCATGAATTTTGTTACCTCTCTTCTAGCTTTTTTATAATTTCTTCTATAACCTCTGGAGGATGTTTTTTAACTAAGGCTCTAGCTAATATTTTCATAGCTTCATCTTGTATTTCTTCCATTACTTTTGGGTCTTCTGGATAGTTCACTATAATTTTTTTAATTTTGGCCATAGTTCTCCTCCTCTCTTTACTTAGTTATTATTCATCTTATGAAAAATCGTACCTATTTGTTAAAGTTATTTTTATTTAGTGCTGTATTAGTAAATGTTCTACATCTTGTGCACTTAATTTCTAGATTTAATTCCTCTTTTAATTTATATTTAAATAATAACTTTTCACATTTCGGACATCTAAACTCATTCATATTTTCTAACATTTCATTTTCCTCCTATTGGTTTAGTGCCCCTCATTTACCCCTTTATTTATAAATCTAAGTGATGTTTCCATACATCTGTTTTCTAAAGTTCTTACAGTATCTTCTAACAGCTTTTTAGTAAATACTGCTGTAACATCTATACCTTTAAATTCTTTTTCTACAAGTTCTAATATCTTATCTATTGTTTCTTTCCTTTTCTCTTGTGTAACAGTTATTTTTATATCTTCCATACTGTTACCTCCTATTTAGTACAAGCTATCTCGCTTTTAGTTTGTTTTTCTACAAACTTATTTATAAAATATATCTGGCCTTTCCCAGTAATTTTAGGTGTTTTACTTATACTTATATGACCATCTGAATGTGTAATGGATGTTTCTTTAACTTCAAATAATTTAAGTTCCATAGATTTTTGTGTTGGCATATTATAATCTGTTCCTTTTCTTCTAATTAAGTATCCGTTTTCCCTTAACCAAGCAAATAATCTTTTAGCTCCTATATCTATACCATTTTGCTTAATTAATTTTGCTAAATCTCCTACTAGAATTGATGTATGTGCAACTGATACTGCATCTGCAAATAGTACTTTGGGTTTTTGCTTTTTCATTTGTTCCTGCAATAGTTTCTTTTCTTCACGTTCTTTTTTAAGTTCAGTTGCAACTTGAATTAATAAATCTGGGTTATCCAGCAATTCATCTTTTGCATACATACCGTATTTTCTTATGTTTGGTAATACTTCTGAAGTAACCCGTCTCCTAAATTTTTTAGCTGCTGGTAGTTTTGAACTTAATACTAAACTATAAAGTCCACTTTCATTTATTATTGGTGTATTTTGATTTCTTCCCATGGAATCCTGAATTGGGACTTCATCCTTATCTTCATTATCTACTCTATCTTGTATTGCTTTTGTTGGTCTTTCATATCCTAAACATTTAGCTACATCTTTTCCTACAAACCAAATTTCATTTTTCTTTTTTATTGTTCTTACTGATCCAAATTCTTGGTTTTTAAAAATCTGTAAGTTACTCACCCTACATCCTCCCTTTTACTAATGTAATTTTTAAAGAACTACATAAACTATTATTAAGCAGTATTAGAAAAAGTTTTGTTTGTGTTAACTGTCTCTGTAAAAAAAATTTCATCTACACTTTTTTTAAAATAATCTGCTATTTTTTTAGCTTCTGTAAGATTGAACTCACGTTTGCCAAGTTCTTTTCTATTGTAAGTTTGTATTGATGTATCAATTAATTCAGCCATATCTTGCTGTGTTAAATTATTTTGTGCTCTTAATCCTTTGAGAATTTGAGTACTAGCCATACAATCACCTCCTTTGTTTTGTTCGCGTTAACTTTATACTCTTATTATAATTAACACAAACGAAACTGTCAATACTTATTTTAAACATTTTTATAAAAATTATACCTTTGCTGTTAACTTTGTTTCTATTAGTGTTAATTTGTTTTAAAATTATAGTAATGAAAGAGGTGTTTAAATATGTCTTCTACATTTGGCAAAAGATTTAAAATGCTAAGATTAGAAAAGGGTTTAAATCAACAAGAACTAATAGATGACTTTAATAAAAAATATCATTATGGTTTTACTAAATCCGCTGTCTCCCAATATGAAAATGATAAACGAATACCAGAAATAGGGGCCTTAAATGCTTTTGCTAATTATTTTAATGTATCAATAGATTTTTTATTAGGGAAATCAGACATTAGAAATATGGATAATACAGAAGTCCCATCATTAACTAAAAAAGATGAAAAAGAAATAGAAAAAATATTAAATGAAACAAAAGAAAAATTAGGAAATGCAGAAGGTCTAATGCTAAATGGTGAACTTGCCACACCAGAAGCCATACAAAGTATATTAGATGCTATGAAAGTTGGCATGGAAATAGCCAAACAAAGAAATAAAAAATATACTCCTGATAAATATAAGAAAAATAAATAACTCCTGAATAATGGGACTAATGGTCAAATCATGGGAGGTATATGCATTGAATAAAATTATAAAAAATCAGGTTAATAAACTTATAAAAAAATATAATACACATAATGCTTTTGAAATAGCTGATGAATTGGGAATTATAGTTATAAAAGAGCCATTAGATGATAATATTAATGGCTTTTACCAATACTTTAAAAGAAATAGGATAATTTATATTAATAGTAACTTAGATGAGCATAATCAACTTATTGTTGCATCACATGAATTAGGACATGCTATTTTACATAGCAAACTTAATATAGTTTTTTTAGAAGAAAACACTTTCTGTGTTAAAAACAGATATGAAAAAGAAGCTAATATGTTTGCTATTGAACTCTTACTCCAAGATAAAATCTTAAATCAATATATTGGATATACATTAGAACAAATTGCTGTTATTGAAAATATTCCATTAGAACTTCTCAAACTTAAATTTAAAGTTTGATTATTTTTTAATCATCTCAGAAATATTTTCTATTTATGTATAATGTTGAAATAAGTCTAATTATGTAATATTCGACCATTAAGAGAGCCTTTGAGCACCTGTCCATTAAAATAAATTTACTTATTTATCGAAATTAGATTTAATATGTAATTTATGGTATTATATACTATATACTGTTTACAAGGAGGTTTATATATGAAAAAACCATTTTATACTGAGGAAGGACTTTTATTAATGCTTGCAATCCTTTCTATATTTTTTCAGCCATTATCAATACTATGCGTTATTATAATTATAATGAAAATTCATTATAATAAAAAAATGGAAAAACAATTAGAAGAAACTACTAATAACAAAATTAAAGATGCGCAAAATAAATTAAATGAATTAGATAATAAAATTCTAGACAAGCAAGCTGAAGACAATTCATTAAATTTAAAACTTGAAACAATTCAGTCTAAGCTTAAAGACACAAATATGATTATTAATAAAAAAGAGGATAAAATCAAACAATATGAAGAGCAATTTAATATTATGCAAAATTTCAAATCATATAAAGATTTAGAAAAAGAATTAACTACTTATGAAGTAGGTGTATTTAAAAAACAATATGATTTTGAAATATCAGAAGAATACAGTGTGAAACTTAAAGAGATTCAAAAAAAGCAAGCTGATTACATTAAAAATGGAAATGCAATAATAATAAATTTAAGTGAGTTTATTGAAACATTAGAATTAAACAAATCAACTCGAAATAAATTTGTTAACTCTATTAGTAAACTTGTATTAAGAGCATTTAATAATGAATGTGATGCAGCTCTTTCAAAAATAAACAGTAACAATATAACTAATATAAGAAAACGTATAGAATCTTCTTTTAACCAAATAAACAAACTTTCATCATTATTTGCAGTATCTATACATAGCGATTACTTAAAACTTAAAATAGAAGAGCTTCAGCTAGCATTTGAATATGAAGTTAAAAAACAAGAAGAAAAAGAAGAACAAAAAGCACTTAAAGAACATATGCGTGAAGAAGCTAAAGTTCTAAAAGAAATTGAAATAGCTAAGAAAAAAATTGAAAAAGAAGAAACTCATTTTACCAACGCTCTTGCTGATGTTAAAAATAAACTTAAAAATGCTAATGATACTGAAAAAGAAAATTTACTAAAAAAACTTGAAGAATTAGAAAATAAAATAAAAGAAATAGAAGAAAATAAAAAAGATATACTTAATAGGGAACAAAATACTCGTGCTGGATACGTATATATAATTTCTAATATAGGTTCTTTTGGTGAAAATGTTTATAAAATAGGTATGACTAGAAGACTTAACCCAATAGAAAGAATTTCGGAATTAAGTAGTGCATCAGTACCATTTTCATTTGACGTCCACGCTATGATATTTAGTGAAGATGCTCCTACGCTAGAAAATTCATTACATAAAATTTTTGAAAAATATAGTGTAAATAAAATCAATCTTAGAAAAGAATTTTTCAGACTTCCACTAGATAAAATTGAACATGAAGTTAAGAAAAATCATAATGCAGTAGTTAAATTTACCAAGTTAGCAAAAGCAGAAGAATATAGGCAAACTTTAAAATTAGAACAATCTGAAGAAGTAGAATCTGCATAAAAGCTCATATTTTATGGGCTTTTATTTTATACCTTATTTTGCATATTTACCTTTTAAGTTAATAAATATAAAATTGTATATGAGGTGATTACTTATGAAAACAATAGCCATATATGCTCGTAAATCTCTTTTTACAGGTAAAGGGGATTCTATCGGAGCCCAAGTGGATACTTGTAAAAGGTTTATAGATTATAAGTTTGCTAATGAAAATTATGAAATTAAAATATTTAAAGATGAAGGTTGGAGTGGTAAAACTACAGATAGGCCTGACTTTACTAATATGGTAAATCTAATCCAAAGTAAGAAAATAGATTATGTAATAACTTATAAATTAGACCGTGTAGGAAGAACTGCAAGAGATCTACATAACTTTCTATATGAATTAGATAATTTGGGTATTGTATATCTTAGTGCTACTGAACCATACGATACTACAACATCTGCTGGTAGATTTATGATTTCTATATTGGCAGCTATGGCACAAATGGAAAGAGAAAGACTTGCCGAAAGAGTTAAATCTGGGATGATACAAATAGCTAAAAAAGGCAGATGGCTTGGTGGTCAATGTCCTTTAGGATTTGATTCTAAAAGAGAAATTTATATTGATGATATGGGTAAAGAACGTCAAATGATGAAACTAACCCCAAATAAAGAGGAAATAAAAATTGTTAAACTTATATATGATAAATATTTAGAAATGGGTAGTATGAGCCAAGTAAGAAAATATTGTTTAGAAAACAATATAAGAGGTAAAAATGGTGGTGATTTCTCTACAAATACACTTAAACAATTGCTTACTTCTCCTATTTATGTAAAAAGTTCTGATAATATATTTAAGCATTTAGAATCACAAAATATAAATGTATTTGGAACTCCAAACGGCAATGGTATGTTAACTTTTAATAAAACTAAAGAAATAAGAATAGAAAGAGATAAATCAGAATGGATTGCTGCAGTTGGAAAACATAAAGGCATTATTGATGATAATAAATGGCTACAAATCCAACAACAATTACAACAACAATCTGAAAAACAAATTAAGAGTTCTGGAAGACAAGGTACTACATCTACAGGTTTACTTTCTGGAATTATAAAATGTGAAAAATGTGGTAGCAATCTTCTTATAAAAACTGGCCACAAAAGCAAAAAAAATCCTAGAACTACATATAGTTATTATGTATGTAGTAAAAAGGATTCTTCTTATGGTAATAGATGTTCTAATAAAAATGTTAGAACTGATGAAGCAGATTCTGCTGTTATAACTCAACTTAAATTGTATAATAAAGAATTACTTATAAAAAATCTTAAGAAAGCTTTAGTTCAAAATAAAAAAGCTGATACAGATAATATTGAAATATTAGAAAGTAAACTAAAAGAAAAAGAGAAAGCTGTTTCCAACCTTGTGAAAAAACTTTCCCTTGTTGATGATGAAAATATCTCTAATATAATTTTAAATGAAGTAACTAACATTAACAAGGAAATTAATGATATTAAGTTACAACTTTCTAATGAAACTTTAAAAATTAATGAAGTAACTCAAGCTACCTTAGACACAGAAATATATATAAAGATATTAGAAAACTTCAATAAAAAAATAGATGATATTACAGATCCTATAGAAAAAAGAAATCTTTTAAAAAGTGCTTTAGAAAGTGTTGAGTGGAATGGCGATTCTGGAGAGTTTAAAATTAACTTAATAGGTTCTAAAAAAAAATAG